AAGTTATAAGTGATAAGTTATAAGTGATAAGTTATAAGTGATAAGTTATAAGTTAGTTAGATAAAACTAACTATTTTAAAAAATAAAAAAAAATTAAATTAAGTTTATTTTAAAATCTAAACCTTTTAAGGTTTCATTATCGATAATAATGTTAGATAAATTATAAACATTATATTCCACCTCAATTAAATTAGTTTCATATAATTTAATCTCATTTACTTCCAAGGCTTGAATTAAAAGATTTTTTAACCCTATATAATCAAATTTAGGCTCATATAAATCTTTACTTTCAACATTAAATATTGTAATATTACCACGTTTTTGATCTTGAATTGTTAGAACATCTATTTTATCATACTGGTTTTTTATTTCTTTTATTTGGTTTTTTGCTTTCATGATATCACCTATAATATCCTTTAATTTAAGACTATATAAAAGGATTTAATAAAAGATATATTAAAAGTAATAACAATTAACAATTGTTAAGATCGTTATATCGTGATATAACGAAATAACACGTGTTATATAACGGCGTTATATTTTTTAAAATTTAAAAAAAAATAGGATTTAAAAACCTTTTAAACATAATATTATTACTAATATCACGTTCAAAAGATTAATTAAGCCTATCAATTCAGATTTAAATAAAAATTGTTTGATATAGTCCGTTTTTACTTCAAAAAACATATTTTCACCTATTTCACCGTAAAATATAATCTAGTATAATATAATTCATCTTGAATATTAAAACTAAACTGTTCAAGTTTTTGATTGATTGTTCGTTGATATTCTATCCCGCATTCTGAAAACCTTATACTTACACTATTATACAACATTCTACCACCGTTTTAAAAAAAATAACCTTAAAAACCGTTATATTTTAACGGTTTAAAAGGTCTTATTACTTCAAATATGTTTTTATGTTCTGTTAACCCATATTTTTTAGATTTTTCAGTTTTTTTAAAAGTTTCTTTAAATTCATTCATCTTATCACCGTGAATTTACTATTTTCATCTATTAAATCCTTTATAACCGTCCCATTCTTAAATTTTCTAACAGTTATAAAGTCCGTGGTCTCTATATCATTTTTATATCTATTTTTTAAAAATCTAGGTGTCTTAAGCATATTAATTACCTCTTAATTGTTTTAAGATAACTAAAGGATTTTTCGTGATATTATTCTTTATTATTCCCATTACTTGATCGTAAATGTCTTTTTGAATCCAGATATTACTAAGTGTTAATAAGGGAATTTTAAAAGATATTTTATAACCGGTTAGATGGGATAACTCAATTTTTAAATCTTTTAAAATTAAGCCATCTATTGAATCTATATCATTATAAAATCCGGTTTCATCTAAATATTCAGTTTCATTTAATTGAATTTCTATTTCAATCGGTTTTATTGTAGTTATCATACTATTACTCCTGAGATTCGATCGTTTTTACGTATTGTTGATCCGTAAACGTACTGTTCACCGTGATCCTGCATACTTGCCAGTTATTGCCTTATTTCTTATTCATGTTTTATTTATCACCACCATACCAATTTACACATATGTGTATATCATCACAATTACTTATAGTTTTACGTGACGTGTTTCACGGTTTTATATACTCCTATTGTGAACATCATCACGTGATGGAATTAACGATCGTTAATTCTAAGATTAAAGCATAAGTAATTACTTATATAACACTGTTATATTGTAGTATTACTAACTTAAAAAAAATATTAAAACGGAAAGGAAACGGTTACACCCGGCGTTCTATCTACGGTGGGCAGTGGAAATATTCAGTGGGCTATTTTTACAGAATTTTTTGAAAAAGAATGGGTAAACGTTTACTCATATATATGAATCCACCAATTCTCATGGTGGTATTCTGGAAAATGAATATTTTTATCTCGGTTTCTCAAACAAACACCTTTCTCCATAAGAATCTCTCTAGCTACTTCGTTCCCAAAAAGAGAAATGGGAATAAACGCGGGATCTTGATTACAAATATATTTACCATCTAATACTTCAATCATAAACTCACCATTCCTCGGTTTCCCCGAAAACAAGAGTTACTCCAAAACCGTAAAGACGATTGGGCTTCTCCTCTTTTTCGAGAGTCCAATATCTTTCTTCATTAACAAAGGGTTCGAATTCACTACCAAGCCATATTCTTAGTTTCGTTGGGATGGCAAAGATTTGTCTTCTATGGCAATAATGCCATTTTCTCTTACTCATAAACACACCTGAAAAAATTATCTCTAAACTCCTTTGTATCATGATCTGGCATTTCGCCTTTCCCCCTTCTCATTTCGGATGTTATTTCAGATGGAATAATTTTTCCACTCCAACGATGCGGGGGGATAGTGATTCCAAAAATCCAACGATATTCTTTTGAATCAACCCATTCCCCGGCTTCATCCCAATCATCAGCCTCTCCGAAAACAAGGTCCACCCCAAATCCAATCAACCAGTCTCGTTGGACTTCGTGTGGTAGAACCCAGTAAACGTTTTCGTGCACAAAAGAAACAAATTCGGGTCCCAGCCACCTTTCTAATTTCATATCAAGAACAGACAATAGATCTCCATCACAAGATATCCAATTCACCGGTAATCCCCCCGGAAAAAAGTATAATAACACGAATGCTTTCCCGGTTCTGGCATATTTTGACGGATCTGGCCCCGGTTCCGTATCCACTCATCCCTTATCTCATCCGGGACCCGACAATCAAAATAAATATAAGTCTCATTTTTTTCATATACTATCTTTTTTCCGCCAAAAAAGGTATAATCCGCGGGACTAATCCAATCCCCCGACTCATCATGGCGGGGCCCTTCCTCCCCATAACTTTCCATAAAAAGTACGGATTTATAAATACTTTGGGTCTCGTCGATATTTCGGTTGCTATCCTTAATTGCTTTCCAAATTTCCATTGGCAATTCATAAGATTTACCTTTGAAAAACATATTTGATCCGAACCGTATTAATCGACCTCTCATTCTACCCCTCCATACTCTGCTCTGAAATATGTTAAATCTTGATGTAGTGGTTGAGTGACGAAAGGACGGATATACCCCTTGTTTTTGTTAATTTCTCGAGCAATTTCTAGCGGAATCAATCTCCCCTTATAAAATAGTGTTTCGGAACCACTTAGAGGTTCCCCATCAACATTTCTAAATGCAAATGGCTTAATCCATCTTCCTTCTATGTCATGTTTCAATGATGCACCATAAGTTTTGACTATTTTGACCCCACAAATAGCTATTGCGTTTTTATATTTTTTGCGGAACCACATCTTGTCTGCTCTGATTTTAATGATGAAATTATCCGAAAACCATCCCTTTACATAAATATTATCAAGATTCAATTTCCCTAAATATTCAAACCATTCCATACTCATTCCTCCACTACTACCTGGTTAGAATTGCTTTTCCACACGTTTGCCCTCCCCGGCGTAAAATACGGAAGCGCGTTCTCAAACCATACTCTATGATGAACCCTATTCCAACGAATCCCCTGTCCCAAATGTGATTTCGTAAACAAAACCTCCATCATCCTCATAAATCCGGCCCCAACCCCGCCTCATAAACGGAACCACCGGAACCGGGAACATGTACTCGGACCCGTGCCACTCCCAATACCCCTCAACCAAAGGAGTATAATTCGGGCCCCAAAACCAAAACCCCAGAATCTCCATTAACTCCGGGCTGCTCATTCGAACACCACCACATAACAAGCCCAACCATCCTCTACTTCGAAATTTCCAAAGCCGAGGAGGAAAAACGAATCCACCTCTGGAATCCCTTGCAAATAATCGAGATCGAGCCCACGCGCATATTTTAATTCATTCCATTGATTTCTAAGCCTGCGACTTCTTTGCCGATATTTTTCAAAATATCGATTCTGTTTCTCGGCTGTTAAACGATAAAATTTCGGATCTACTGTGTACCTAAGATTCATAAACACACTCCCATTTTACAATATTTACCACTACGTTATCTATTGCTTTTTGGAAATTGGGAGCAGATATTACGAAATCAAAAAACCTTTGTTCTAACCATATCGAAGTTCTTGCCCGAAACGAAATCTTTCCCTTCCCCTTTGATATTTCATCTTGGACAGCAAAGGGATAAATGGCCGAATTCAAACGCATTGTTATTCCAAATTCGAAAACAACCTTTGAAACCTGGTCCCCACTATATTCAAGATCGTATATTCCCGGTTCGTAACTAGTTTCCATAAACACACTCCCACTGATAAATTGTTGTCAATACGGCATTACCGGCATATATTCCACGCTCTTCGATTAATCTGACATAATCATATTTCGGGGTTCCACGATAAGTTAATGTCCCCCTTTTTTTTCGTACTTCGTTTCGGATCTCTTCCAAGTTTAGAAAATTGAAGCGATTGCTCCTTGCTACTCTAAAAACATATTTAGCAAGGCAACTTCTATCATAAGAAATTTTATTCATAAACGGCCCCCATTGTTTAAGAATTGTGGAGTACCAGTTTTTTCAACTTCTCCGTAAGTATGAGTCCATTGTTTTATTTTTGTTGCTACACAAAATTTTACGTCAAGTATAGATTTAGGATAAATAGACTCTACTAATTTTTTATAACTTGTTAATTGATCGGTTTCTCCCTCAACTTCAACAGTCCCAGCGCCAACACTAATAGCTTCACATATTTCCCTTGGATATAACCTGGTGTGACGAACACTTTTCGCAGCATGTTTAAAGATATAAGACGAAAAATTGTCACCACTATAACTTACTATATATTCATCCAACTCCATCACCCGTAAATGTTACTACATAATGCCACCAATTATCGATTAATACTAATTTACCCAAACCATTTCTCCAATAAGCCTTGAGTACTGGAAATTCTTGAAAACATTGATGAAAAGAGTCACCTCGGTGTTCTTTGTGAAAATACCACGCCTTAAAATTCCCTATGTCCCTATTTTTCTTGATATTAGGATAATTCTTATTCGGATCAATAAACACGGCAACCATCCTCCGAAAATTCTAACTCCCAAAACCATTCGCCATTTTTTTCATAAATCCGGCCCAAGTTGTGATTCCAAAAAATATTTAAATAATTGTCCAAGGGATTGAATGTTATCCCTATTTTACTGCCGCTTATATAATCCCAATACCCATGAATGGTTTTTTTCCCTATAATCCTTTCAATGTCTATTTCTTTTTTAACATCAACAAACATATTCCTGCACCGCCGTCAAACCGTCCTCCAATATATAATTCCGGGCCTGTCGCGGATCTACGGACCTAACCATATTCCCACCACCAAAATTCCTCAATTTTTGGATTTGAATAATAATTCTCCGGATATTTCCGGACTTCTTGCTGAATTTCCATGGGAAAACTAATTCTAAAAAGTGGATTTGACTTATAAACATCCTCACCCTCCCTATACATTTTCGGATGCCCAACCCCATAACTAGCAAACCACTGGAAATCCCGGAACCAAACAAACCGGCCAACCGGCCGTCCCTCATCAACAGTAACCATATAAGGCCGCTCCCGATCCCCCACCCCCGACAAGGTACCTTTATCCAACTCGGCAAGGATTTCATCTGGCAAAATTCTCTCAGCAAAATTTTTAAGATTCGTCTCCATAAACACACTCCCATCTAGTAGGGTAACTTTTTTCTAACATTATTTTTCCATTATTTTTTTTTAACTCTTCCACAATTTCCAAAGGCAACCAAGCCACTCCAAAACTCGTGGTTACAAGATGATCATAGTCTTTAAACACATAATACTGTTTCGGTTTCACATATTTATTCATAAGTACACTCCCATAAAGTATCGGACATTTTATGCTCTGTAAAATATTTACCTCTATAATCACGGACATAACCTTCATCCCTAGACCATGCTTCCCAAATTTCTGGAACCCTTGGTATGTCAGCATAAAAAGTTAATGATGAAAGGGAGTCGAAATATTCTACCGGTTTTGTCTTCCTTGGAATCGGATCTACGGGTTCGGATCTGCCATACTCAAGTACGTACTCCCATCCCTTATTTATCTTGTTTATTCTCCCGAGGCCCATATCCATATACTCGAAGAGCCAATGATCCCTATCATCTTCTGGCTCCAAATATATACCATCGTTGGCCACAACATAGGCATGCCATCCTGGGATTTTAGTTAAATTCACAAACCCACTTCCCATACTCTATAATATCCTCGTGAAGAAGAGAAACCTCAACCCCGAAAAGATACCACTGGCCCTTATCCAAGATTGACACAATCTCCTCTGGAAACCCCACCCATAACAACTCCGTGTGGCGAATGTTTTCGCTAATTCTTGAGAATATTTCCGCCTTAAGCTTTAAATCTCTTCCGGAAAACTCATCGTCCATATCCACTCACCCCAATCACCTTTAACTTCACCAAGACCAGCACTCATCCAACTATAAGGAAATTCCTGCGTGTTTACATGCCAACCCACGTTATCATCGGTTTGTCGCCATTCATAAAAGCCAGGAACCAGATGTTCTTTTGCACCCCAGCCAGGAACATGGGGTATTTTATGAACCTTATAAGACTTATACTCCTTATCCTCAGCCCCGCCAAAAGTTGCGAAAAAAACCCGGCCCCGATCATCTAAGCCGATCTCGCCAATTCCAGCACGAAGTAATTCCAAAATATGCTCTTCCGTGATAGGGGGAGCATTATGATCCAAAATATATTCTGTAATTCCTGGAATAGAATAGATTAACGATTCCGGTGGCTCCAAACTTTCAAAATTCCTTAGCCAATCCTTTTTCGATTTCGCTTCGAATCTTCTCATAATCATCACCTAAAAATTTCTTTACCTCACTAATATCAATACCAAAACTATCATCATCCGTTCCATAAGTATAAGTCCACACCGCGTTCCTAACGTCGTAAGAATTCTCTCTCATTCCCCAACTCCCGCCATAGATTTTCCAATTTCCCCTCCTATACATATCGGGTAAAAACTTTCTAGATTGTTGGGGATGGCTTGTTAATGCGAGATCCAAAAAGGCAGAAAAATATTCAACAAGTGTTGAGGAAAATGTTTCCTTTCGCAATACCATAGTTGCAGGGGTACGTTTTAATGGAACATGGAATTTCTCTTCTTCACCATAAGTTTCCGTCCAAGTGATAGGATCACCACTCCAAAAGCCACAAACGAATGTCCCTCGTTTTTTTGCATCCGCTTCTATTAAAATATGGCCAATTTCAGAGAAAGCTCGACCGAAAAGGTTAATTTGGCTCCATTCGTGTGGGCTGAGTTGCATCAGAACCGCACGGGTTAATTCTTTAGCTTTAATTTCCTTCATAAATACACTCCCAAGAAACACCAGTTTTTTCAATGACCAGAAACCCCTCCATTTTAATCGACATTTCCTCCCTAATTTGTGGAACCGAAATGAAGCATGTAATCAAACGTAAGAGGAAAAATGTCTCATCATTATCATTTGGAAAAAATTCTTCACACCCTACTATTCTCTTTCCGGCCAACTCCCTTTCGGCATCCTGTAAACCGAATATTCTTCGAAACTTGGAAGATTCCATTTCCTCATCACCTCACTATATGTATCAACAGCCGTACCATGGCGTAAAATCTGGACAACCTCGCCTTTTTTTGAAACTTCGACAATATCCCCGTAATCCTCGCGGTCAATTTTAACTCCCAACTCAAACAACGGCTTTTTATCATGAGTAACCAAACAAGGAGTCTTCTTTCCCTTTGCTCCGCCAACTCTGAGAACCGCAGTTTGTGTTTCCTCTGTCAAAAAGATGTGAGAATCACTTTTTGTAGGGTCATAAAGTGAATTTGTATTTCTCAATACGTAATTATCTTCAAATTGTTGCAAATCTTTCCAATTCCGAACAACAAAACGTTCCTGGTTCCATTCGTGGAATCTCCATAGCATATTTACCCGTTCACTTAACGGTCGCAAATAAAGCCAAATGTCGTTCCAGCATAAAACGTCCCATATTACTAGTTGGTCAGACCCATTTATAAACCCTTCTATTACATAAGACGCAGGGATATTTTTTAACTTGTCAACGATATTTTTATTTAGATCCACTTCTTTCCCGTCAGAGTCGAATATTTTGAAAAGGTCTCCATCCTTATGAACGTGAATCATTGTTGATTTAGATGGTATTTTCTCAACTACTGCCGGGAACCGTATGTGTGAAGTGGTATAGGAAGGGTAAATCATGTTCAAAGGGAGTCCGATAACCGGAGTAACACCCTCCAAAATTGCTCTTTTACTCGCCAAAGCAAAAGAGATCGCTAAAACATCGTCCTGTAAAACCCAACAATGCAGGGTTTCCCCCACATTAAGTCCCAAACTCTTAGCAATTAGCCTAATCACATCATATTTAGGCACGCCTAAACCTCCATGAGCAGCCAAATTACAAAACAAATACTCTCTTTCGGTCATTTTAGGCAAAATTCGAGACATTTCATTATCCGCAACTGCATCAAAGTACTCTTTGCAAGTTAATTCTCCATCTTCTTGCAATTTTGGCTTAATTTTAGACAAAACACGGCCACTTGGTTCCAAAAATAGTGCAATCGCATAAGGATCTCTAAGATATTTAGCTCCTTCGAGGGTTTTTGCCTCTAAATACAAATCATAAGCTCGAACTACACTTTCAAGATAGTCGGTTTCATAAGTTTCGTCGATTTTTTTTGGAATACGACGAACAATCTTCGAATCCGTTGTTAAACCATCCCTAATCATTCAGCCACCCCATATACTAATTCAAATTCAATAACAAGAGGGGTTGTTGCCTCTCCATAATCGTAGTCATGACTGCTAAAACAACATATTTTTGTTTTTGTTTTAGTTGGTTTTTTCCGATAATATTCGATAAACAATTGTTTATTATTACTTAATATTGGATGAAGCCAGTCCATTTTTAATCACCATACGTTTTTTTCCAAGATTCCGCACCGGGTCCTTTACACAAACCCCATTGTGTGGTTATTTCGTGTTCTAATTCTTTGCCAAACCCACTATTTCGACGAATTATTACAAACATTATACTCACATATTCTCGTTTTTCCACTTCTCCATACGTAATTGTGGCTTTATAAATAGTATCGACGAGACCATCATTATGGGTAAATCTTTTAACGTTTTCCTCTTTTGTTTTCATGACGAGATCGATAAACCAATCTGGAATACCAAAACACCATACCCGTGGAACTTTATTCATAAACATGACTCCACTGATGTTTTCCCTCTAACTTTTTCCAATCACCTAATTCCCACATCGCCCAAAATATTTCCCGGCCAAAACGGCGTTCTATTGAGAGAAACCATAGATTATGAGTTTTATTACCTATTTCTTCAACTCCCCCATATTCTGTTTCGATTTCTATTACTTCTCCTATTTGTTCATGACTATCCGAAACAAATAATCTGGTTGGTCTAGTTTTTAAAACTTTAACTTCTGGTTCTAGTCGCCATCTTATAAGTGAAAAGTGCCAAAACATCATTTAAACTCCATTGACCATTGTATTCTATGCCATCCCGAATCATATATCCAAAAATGACCATTCCTCATTATTAAATCTACAAGTACTTCTCCATAATTTGTGTCTATAATTGATGGGAAATGCCTTGCCCTTTTTTTGTATCTATCTCCCCATATGTACATTTCCAAATAAATTCTCGTTTGCTAATTTCTCGCACTGTTCCTTTTATTCTTTTCGAGGCGCTCTTTCTGTTTGTTACTAGAACCCCACGACCATGGAAATATTCCATAAACATTATTTCCGGTAAATCCGACCAGCCTACCAACTCTGCCACGTCCATTGACTACCATTCGGACTAAATCCATTTTCGTGGTTTCTCATGAAATTCCACATTTTACCTCCAACTGCGGGGAGAACAAACAAGTCCTTCCATAGATGGCGAAAAGTTTTAGGATCTATTTCCCCATAAGTTCCTTCAACTTTTTCTACCTTTTTCATCACTTCTCTTTCGTGATAAAGGGAGCCCGTACTACTCTTTGTTACTATTCCAATCGGAGTTACTTCGGTGATTTCAATTTTTCCTTTATCAATTTCTTCGTTTATTTCTTCTGGAAAATGGTTTCTGAACATCATGATTCCCACACTACATTGTATCCATAACCAGGACCAGATTTTCCGTTTTTTAATAAAAAACGTGAGAGATCTGGTTCTTGCATATTAAGCGTTGCCCAAAGAAAGTGACTAATTCTTCCTTTTGATTTATCAACTTTACCATAAGTTCCTTCGCCTTTTTTTGCCCTTTTGATCTTGATTTTTGCGGCTCTTTGTGGATCTCTGCCAGTTAATGTTATGTTTCCCATTGATGATTTTTCTGTAACTTTAATTTTGTCCAGTTCAATTTCTTTACGTATTTCTTCTGGAAAATGATTGGTTAGCAACATATTCAACATATTGAAAACTCCCACGAACTACCCAAGTAGGCTCTAATCATATTCTATTATAACTCTTTAATCATATATAAGTTTTACACCGAAAGTTATATAAGGGATGACCAAACAGTAAAGTATATATATGAGTACTTTGTCGGCCAATCGTATTGGTGCAATTACCGAAGAAATCATAATCACCGAGCTCCTCAAACACGACATTTCTGTTAGTCGACCAGTAATGGACGAACCATATGACTTAATAGCCGAGAAGAACGGACAATGTTTTCGTATCCAATGTAAAACCGCTCACAGTCGTCGGAAAGGAACAGTAAGATTCAGAACTACGTCTGAAAGTGGCGACTACATTGGGCTCATCGACTATTTCGCTACGGAGCATTCTGGAAATGCATATTTTCTTCATGTCAACGAAGTGTCAAAAGGTTATCAAGACCTTCGCATTCATGAAAATGGGAAAAGGTCTACTTCTAAAATGTTAAAAAACTATTCTATCAAAAATTTCCTCCTTAATTTTGAACAGTAAACACCTTTAAATAGTAAAACATTATCACAAATAGTATTACTGATTTTGGTTTTGTTATGATTGTGACCGAACGTGATAGACAAGATTTTTTGCGATATTGCCGTCAAGATCCTGCATTTTTTGCAGAAAACGTTTTGCACGACGAATATGGCGAGCCCTATATTCTTGAAGACTACCAAAGAGAATATTTAAGGTGTCCAGCGAGAGAAAAACTTCTTTTCTGGGCTCGTCGTCTATCGAAATCTTTAATGATTAAAATCGAATGCCTTCACAAAACCACATTTAACCGAGCATTCAAAGCCATGGTCGTGAATCCATCATGGGCACAGTCGATCCTCTGGGGAGAAGAACTTGTTGATATTATTAACTCCACAGAAATGATAAAACCCATGTTTGAGAGTACAAAATCAACAAAACTCAAACTAAAGAATAACAGTAGGATTTTTTCAGAATCAGCAGGACGAGAAGGTAAAAGTTCCGTTGGTAAAGGGGTAAGATACCTTGCTTTCGACGAAACCCAGCTTATCGCGGAAAGCACATTCACATTCTTGAGGCCAACCCGTATCGGACAAAAAATCGGAACCGACAAATTCCTAGTATACGCCGGAACCCCACTTGGCCGAATTGGTGAATTTTACGAAGCATACAGTAAAAGAGGAAAATATTACGTCAAAAGAGACGGAATATATGAACCCGAAGAACCCACAACTGGAAATTTCATAGTTTTCGAACGTCCGACCGCGATTCTTGATGATGACGGTGAGACTATAATCGGAACTGGAAGTAACCGTGTAAGTATCCAGGATATGATGGACGAAATGACCGCTCTTCCCCGTACTGGTTTTCTTCGTGAATATTGTCTCCAGTTTCTTGACCAAATCGGAGAAGTATTTAGTCAAGAACTAATTAACCGGGTTGTTGACCGAACAACCATGCCCAAGTTAACCTCTGGTCGAAAGACCATAATGGGCCTTGACCTTGGGAAACATCGATACAATTCGGTTTTGACCATTGCAGAACTTACTAAAAAAGGTGCGGATATTGTTAATATTGTGGAATGGGATCTTGAAACAGATTATTATGACGTTATTAGAGACATTCAAAATGTTTACCTTCAAAATTATCCCGAAACCTTAGAACTAAGAATGGACGAAACCGGAGTAGGAAAGGCTGTTATAGAAACCGCAGAACGCGAAATAAAAGATACTGACGTAATTGGTTTTGATTTTTCTGGAGCGAAAAAGAAAAAGGAACTCGTTGAAGGTGGGGTGAACGACTTGCAGTCGGGAAATGTTAGTATTATCTATAATCAGCGCTTATTAAACGAGATGTTAGAATTTCGGAGAGAGATTACTGAAAAAATGAATATAATTTACCGTAAGCCATCTGGAGGTACAGATGACTATGTTGATTCATTGCTTTTGTGTTTGCAGGCTGCACGAGATTATCATGATTTTACTGGAGGCGGTCAGAACGAAATTATCACAACAGGGAAACGGTTGTTTGATATGAGGACAAGGGTAAGGAGAATGATAGTATGAACATTGGAAATTATGAAATAACCTTCAAAAGAAAAAATTCAGAAACAGGCGGGCCTCCTACCCCAGAAGATCGAATGGACAGTGATGTTGAAGAATACTATTCTCCGTCGACCAAAACTTTTTCTACATATAAAACCGCCACCGGTGATACATCTTTAACTTACGATATTTTAGAGGGGCTATATCGAAAAACAATAATGAACAAAGTAATTAATAAGTTGGCTGGAGACGTAACCAGGCTTGGCTATACTGTTAATTGTATCGATTTTAATGACAAACCCCACGAACAGGCGAAACTTATTGCGGACCAAATAGACCGATTAATGACTAGAAAAGTTTTAAGAAATCTACACCGAGATCTTGAACTTTATGGAGATGCTTTCCTATTTAAACAATTAGGAGGCAATGGGGATATTTCTTTCGACGATATTTGGTGTATAAATCCACGATATATTGACCCTCGGATTGAAAACCAAAAATTGGTGGGATGGACTTATAACTCAGCCCAGGGTAAACAAATCCCGCTAGATTTTGAACAAATAGTCCATATCCCTAACAACCCACTTACTGGGCAACTATTTGGGAATTCTGCATTCGAGCCCGTTCTTCAAGTATTAAACCTTATTTTAAATTCACAAGTGAATTCGGCGGTTATACTCGAACATCTGGCAATACCAATTATTCATTGGGGAATTGATTCTAAACGAGAAAGAATTAAGACTCCACTAAGTGAAATTCTGGATTTTATTAGAAATATGAGGAAAATGCAAGTTGGTACAGATTTTGTTACTGATAGTTCCATAGAAGCCAATATCGTTAGTGCTGCGGACAAAATGATAGACTTCACCGGAATGCTTGATAAACTCGATGATTATTTCTTTACCACAACCGGGATTCCCAAAAGTATCCTAGGATTCCCATCCGACAACTCTACTGCTATTAATAAACAATTATCGACTTATAATGAAAATCTTTTAGATAAAAGCGAAACCACATCTGACTATTTAATATCCGAGCTTTACTGGCCAGAAATGGAAGGAATAAATGACTTAAAACGAATATATTTCAGTTATCCAAGGCCCGTAGTAGAAGAAAACTCTCGAATCGCTACATGGTGTGATACAATGCTCAAAGATGGAATCATATACAAAACAGAAGCCAGAGGCGCACTTGGATACACCGGTCTACCCCCAGCAGAACCAGAAGTTATCGACAAACCCGTAACCGAACCATTCAGACCCGACAAAAAATCAACCCAAGAAAAACCCCCAGTGGGATAGAAGATGAAGATCCCAAAAATTTTTCATCACATTTGGGTTGGACCAAATAAAATTCCCCAAGAATTCTTAGAATACCAACAGGGTTGGAAAAAGTTTCACCCCGGATGGAAAGATATGATATGGAATGATTCAAACATTCCTCCGCTCATAAATCAGGAACTTTTCGATAATGCACAAACATATTCTGAAAAAGCTGATATTTTGAGATATGAACTTATTTACGCTTATGGTGGAATATATGTTGATTACGATTATGAGTGTTTAAAAAATCTCGAACCACTTTTAAAAGAACTAACACTGGTTTTATGTAAAGAAGCGGATTATCTGCAACCAGGAATTCCACAATTTTTTAATAATAGTTTAATCGGTTGTACTCCCGAGCACCCACTAGTGAAAAAAATAATAGACAATCTTCCCGATCGATATGAAGCATATAACAATCTCCCTCTCGAAGAGAAAGCGCGGACGTATACAAACTGGCGTAGTGGTCCTTTCTATTTAACAGACGTTCTAAATGACGAGTATGTTCTTGCCCACCCAAAGGGGACATTTAATGGAGAATTTGCTCATCATCATTTTGCTCAATCATGGTATAAAGAAGAGGGAAACGAATGAGGGGGATAAGTTTGGGGGCCGGCAGAAAAGAGGTAACCCTAAAATATATTCTCAAAAATATTCAAAAAACAGATAAAATTTTGGATGTTGGTTTCGGTTCGGGAATATATGGAAAAATATTTTCCAACACTGGTTCGATTGTTTGTTGGGAAAACAGGGGATATTAGCCAAGCAATATATAGGTTGAAAAAATGAAGATACCAAAAATCATTAATTTTGTCTGGATAGGTGGAAATCCTCTTCCCGAAAAATTCCAGTACTGCATACAAACCTGGAAAAACCTACACCCCGATTGGGAAATCAACTTGGTCACTGATGAAAATATACCATCACTCATCAACCAGGAACTATTCGACTCCGTGCCCGGGATTGTGCTAAAAGCGGACATACTAAAACTGGAACTGTTATATCGCGGATCTGTCGTTGTGGATACGGACATGGAATGCTTCAAAAACATCGAACCAATTATTGAAGATTTAGAATTTTTTTCCTGTGGAGAACAAACCGGAGTTATTGGGAACGCAATAATGGGGGCAACCCCAAAACATCCATCTGTATTAAAATTAATAAAGGCATTACCAGCAAGCGTAGATAAAAACTCAGATTATGGTCCAAACGTGATTTCCGGTCCCGTCTATATGACCAAAATGCTCAGCTTCGACGAAGTATACACTTTCGGCCCAGAATACTTTTTTCCAATCCCACCAGGCGTAAAAGAAGAAGTCGGTCAAAGCGAAAAGTACCCACTTGCATATGGACTCCACCACTTCGAAGGCTCCTGGGTGGACAAAGAAGACAAAAAAAACTGGGAAGAGTGGACGGAACAATTTCACGACGAATGGTTTCTGGAAATAAAAAAATGATCCCCCAAATATTTCATCGAATCTGGCTCGGCGGAAAACCAATGCCCCCACAACTAGAAACATGGGGACAAACCTGGTTAGACCACCATCCAGATTGGGAAATGAAAACATGGACCGAGGACAACCTTCCCGAACTAATTAATGAACAATTTCTTCCATTATGCAACAATTACAGCGAAAAATCTGACCTAATCCGCTACGAACTCCTCTATCAATTTGGAGGAATCTATATCGATACCGACTTCGAATGCTTCAAAAACATCGAACCCCTAATTCAAGACGTACCCTTATTTGCGTCAAGCGAAAATCACCAAATCATTTGTGGCGGATTTATTGGAGCAGAACCAAAACACAAATATATAATGAACGTAATTCGCCGAATACCACGGGCTCTTCGTAGTACGACAAAAAAAACAAGCGATTTACGTATTGGTCCCACCTTTCTCACGGGTTCAATTCCACGAGACGAAATAGTAGTATTCCCAAAACAATTTTTTTACCCTTATCTACCGGGTCAAACCCAACTTTTAAAACAACTGCCAAAAAACAAAATTGCTTATGCCGCGCACCACTGGAACGCGAGTTGGTTAAAATGAATCTCTCAATAATAATTCTCTACACTCCAAACGGAGAAAAAGAAAGAAAACAAAACTTCGAATTTCTTAACAAATATATGAGAGATATTTTTCCAGATGCAGAATTTATTATAGCCAAAGATCCAACTAATTATCCTAATTACTGTCGTAGTCATAGCATAAATCACGGAGTTAGACAATCAACTGGTGAAAATTTACTGATTATGGATTCAGATATTTATATTAGTAAAGAACTTATTTTGCGAGGCTTAAAATTATTAGAATCTTCTCCGTTTGTTATTCCATTTGGAATTGTTAGGGATCTTTTGCCTCCAATTAGTAAAAAAATCGTTAATGGTGAACCACATCGTTATAGTGAATTAGAAAAATGGGGGTATATGGATCGTGATATCCGAAAGGATAAAATGGCAGGTGGACTTCAAATTTTTAAAAAACGGTTTTTTAACAAAATTGGGGGATATGATGAAAGGTTTCAGTCATGGGGCTATGAAGATTCATATGTCTGTAAAAAAATCCAACACGTTCTTGGAGACTACCCGATAATAGAGGATGGAATATGCTATCACCTTTATCATAGTCGCAAACAAGATTGGCATCGAAACAAAGAATTATACGAAAAGCTTTTAGAAGAATTGTATGAAACCTAACATAATGATTGGGTGTCCGTTGCAACGGACTCGGGACTGCCTTGTTTCTTTTTTAGAATGTATTAGAAATTTAGATTACCCTAAAGACAAAATTCACCTCGCCTTTTTATTAAACAATAGCCACGACGACTCATATTTTATTTTGAAAACATTTAGGGAAGAATACTTGAAATATTACCGTAAGATTAGTATATGGGATGTGGCCTTAAACAATGATTATCAAGATTATAGAGCACCCGGACGTGATTATAAGTGTATTGCAGATGCTCGTAATTTGTTTCTTGCAATGCTTGATTCTGAATCCGAGTATATTTTTAGTGTGGACAGCGATATACTCCTTACTCCTAAGATTTTAAACGAACTTTTATCCCATGAAAAAGATATTTGTGCGGCCCTAATTTGGAACAACCATGCGGGACCAACTAATTTATATAACATTCTTCGCCGAAACAGAAACGGTTTTTATAAAGTATTAGAACAAGATTTCGAAGATAGATTAATCGAAGTAGATGTAACTGGGGCTTGCTATTTAATCCATAGGAAAGTCATCGACTCTGGAGTTAAATATTCATATCACGACCATGGCGAAGATTTTGGCTTTTGCATATCCGCACAGGAAAAAGGATTTCGACTATACTGTGATACCCTCCAGAGGCCCTGGCATTTAAAAGGGCAATAATAATTTTTTTTGAAAAACAACCGAGAAGGTAAACGTAATGTATTCTAGTCTTTTGGGGATCATCACGATCCGTGGTAATAATAGTTATTTATTTGATATTATCGAAGAAATGTCCATAACATGTGAAGACATTATTTTTCACGATCCACAAAACCACCTAGAATATACCGAATGGGATACCCTAACCGAGTATTTTGGTCAAGATTTTCCTATTCATTCCGACCCCCTCGACCCTTCAATTTACGATCCAGATTGGATAATAAGTCTATATTCAGATGAAGCCCCAGGCCGAAGATTCCGATATATGAAAGATTCTCTCTGTGCAAACGAATATGTAAACTACTGGACTGGAACCGCTAGATACCTATGGGACTCCATAGACCAATACAGAGCCGATAAACTCTGGGGTCAATTCGAATATCCATTTTTATGGAAATACATACCCGAGATAGATTATCAATGGGACAATGGAATCCTGGTTCCAATAAACCAACCCGGACCTGTCGAAAAATCTTCAATACCAATTGACTCATACCGATTTTTAACAGAACAATCACGCTTAACTCGATATTTCGAATTTTTCCAAGAAAAAGAAAAATATAACCAAATTACCCAAACCCACTATAAATCACTTTTAGATGAAAAACCCGCTTTGAGGATGATCCAATGAACGGAATACAATCATACAAACACCTTGACGAAATTGTCTTAACAATACTGAAAAAAAGCGATAAAGAATTGACCGCTGCACAAATTAACGACAAAATTCTTAACACCTATCGAACCGGAAAAATTCATTTAAGTGCACGAAGTATTTCGAAACGTCTTCGAGGAGTACCCCATGTAAAGACGGTAGTTGCCAGACCCTATCGTTATTCTTACGAGGACAAGCGTAAACTTTAAATAGTAAAACATTAAAAGGATGCTATAAGTTTGTAATACTTTATTAACTTTTTTTATTAATTTTAATTCCCCAAAAGGAGGGGTGTTATGACAAAAACAGAAACTGCGTCTTTTTCCGCATGTGCCCATTTGAGTTTTGATAGTATCACAGAGGAAGGAATTCCAATCGAAGGCTACGCTATTCATCCAGGGATATTTCACGAAGTTATTGAAGTCCCGGAAACCGAATTAGGGAATGCTGCAAAAACCCTTCAAACTGCAATAATGATGTTAGATCACTCAGAAAGTGTTCGTGATATTGTTGGACTGGTAAAACAAGCAGATGTTCAATATGACGAAGATGCGAAAAAAAACGGAGTGAAATATCAGGCGTTTGTTGATGATAAAGAAATCGCGCTGTCTATCCAAAAAGGCAAAATTAGAGATGTCAGCATAGGTTTCGGATTCGAACCAATCTGTTCCGAATGTGGGGAATCGTTTTGGTCTTGTCCACATTTTTTCGATGAAGCCCACGTACTAGCCACTAACATAAAAGTATATGAACTGAGTTTAGTACCATTTGGGGCAGATGAAGAATCCAGTGTATCTATTGCTGGATTCAAAGCACAATTTAATGATAAAATGAAAAAAACCGACTTCAAGAAGGAGGATAAAATGACTAAAGAAGATAAATCCGTAGATGTAACTGCTATTTTCGAAAAAGCCACAGAAGCGGAAAAACTTGCTTTCGAGAAAGAACAGGAAGCAAAAGATTTAGCTGCTAAACTAGCAGCTGCTCAAAAAGCACTTGATGAGGCCGAACTGGCCAAAAAAGAAGCCGAAGGAAAATTATCCAAAGCCGAAGAAGAATTAAAAGATTCCAAAGAAAAACTGGATGAAACTTCCAAACAGCTTTCAGATAAGGACCTGGAAGACAAGAAAGAGCTTGCAACCGAAATAGCCACTCTCAAAGTCGAAAAGGGTCTAATCAAAGAAGAAGAATTGGAAAAAGAAGTTGACGAACTGATGAAAGTCGATGATCTGGAACCAATCAAAGCTCTTGTTGAAAAATTCGAGAAAAAAGAAGAAACTCACGAAACCGTGCCCAAAATTGAAGAATTCAGAAAGGCACTAGATGAAGGCAAAATTGATTATAAAGATAAAAAAGTTGCTCAGAAGTTCATACACGAAATCTTTGGATATGATAACGTATTTAAAGGTAAAGAACCTGGACAGACCTATGAGGGCTTTACTAAACATTTCTAAGGTGATTTAAAATGTCAATGAGAATTCAAGAAGGAAACGACGTAAAATACGTATTTTCCACTGTTTCTACTGTTACTGACGCTCTTAACCTTGCCGTAGTTTATGGAGATACCGAAGGAGAAGTGGAGTTAGCAACAGATGGAGACACTAAATTTGCCGGGATCATCCAGGCAATAGACCCAGGTAAAACCGATGCCGAAGACGGAGACAACGTAAGTGTTTGTCGTGACGGTTTCATAGAAGCTAAAGCCGATGGGGATATTGCTTTTGGAGATGCCCTAGCATTAGGAACAAATGGAACCCTAAAAGCTCTAGCTGATGTAGATGCTACTGATGTTGGTGCTGACGACATTATGTTAATGGTCGGACGTGCCGAACAGGATGCTGAGGATGGAGACACATTTGTTGCATTTATTTGGGTAAGGAAGTGATATAAATGGAGAAAATAGAAGCATTCGCCGATGGGGGAGTAACCTCTGGTGATATTCGATGGGAACCTTACCTCGAACGAAGGATAATGGAATATATAGAAAGTAATTCCGTATTAAGAGAATTTTGTTTCGTATATCCTATGCCCATTAACACATTCACAGTAAGAATACCAAGAAATTACGCAACCGGCCTAGCCGTAGAAGTTGCAGAAGGATCAGAAATCCCAGTCGTAAGGCAAGTAACCGATTCATTCGACCTAACCGTGACCAAATATGGTACCGGTGGAGAAATGACCGACGAAGCCAAAGAAACCGACTGGCTCGGAATATTAGGACAGGCCCAAATCGACGAAGCCGCCAAAAGGATGCTACGTAAAGAAAACGCTGACATCATGACAGTGTTACTTGCGGGGATAGGAAGTTCCCAGTCCGCAACAACCGCCGGAACCCTAAAAGTCGAAGACATCGTGTTATGTAAAACTGAACTTATAAAACGGTTCTATAACCCCGATATTCTGATTGTCAACCCCGACCAATATGCTGATTTACAGGTTGATGAACGCTTTATCGACGCATCTCGATCTGGTTCTACCCAGACCCTCCGTGAAGGAGTGGTTGGTCGAGTTTCTGGACTCGATTTAGTAATCTTACCAGAAATGCCAAGCGGAACCGCTGTTATGATGGATAGTTCTGTTAACCCACTCTGGCTTGTTGAAAGACAAGGAGCTCGAAGTGCTCAGTACAGGAACGAACGTCGTCAGGTTAGCGGATTCGTAACTTACAGATGGGCTAAGCCCGCCATGGTAAGAGGAGCGGCCACGAGGAAGATTACAAACTGTTAAATCTTTCTCCTTATTTATTTTTTAAGGAGGCTAAAATATGGCAAAAGAATATAAAGTACGATTTGAAGGCGTACCAGAAGATTTTACCGACTATGGAATCGAGTATTCCAAAGACAAAGATGGAAACACTGTTACCAAACAGGTTATAGATGAACCCTTCGTGATTAAGAGGGGACAAACCAAAACCATTGACGAAAAAACTTACAAATATCTTACTAAAAAAGGTGTAGTTAAAACACTCGCTGAACAGGAAGAAATTGAACGAGTTAAGGCAAAATTGGTTAACAAACGTTCGAAAAGACCAGAACCCAAAAAAGATGTTCAGTTCTTTAGTGATGACGAAGTGAGCATGGTATTCAATGATATGCCATTCGAGGTTGAGGAATGATTTCGATAGTTGACGAAGATACAGTGAAGGGCTATTTAAACATCACAACCGATAAACACAATACTCTAATCAACTTCGTCATCCCTTTCTATACAAACGACATAGAAAACGAAATAGACGTTTCAAGCCTAACCGAAGACCAACTTTCTGATGTGGCCGCTACCATTTCTGTCGGAATAGGGTGCCATATTCAAATGGCCGACCCTACCTTTGGTTCACAAGTGAAAGCATTCGAAATAGGGAATATTAGTAAAACTTTTGATACAAGTAAAGTACCTGACACTTGGTGTGAACTCTACGAAATCATGAAAGATTCGTTGTTTTCCAAGTATAGTACCAGAGTTGGGGTTGTAAAAAGACCGGGGTTATCAGATGAGTTTACTAAGCCTTATTGATGGTCTTAATCTTCCGGGTGAAGAATATTATCTCCAAACTAGGGCTGCTGGAGACGAAGAAGATGACGCTGGTAATTTAACTTTAGAATGGACAAATGTTCAGCAAATATATGGAATAATCCAAAAAAGTGAAAATATCCCAGCAAACGAACTAGGAGATAATGAAGAGGCCCTGTACTTAGGTTTTTTTGAACCAGATTTCGAAATTCCGTATGAACAAACTGGAGAATATCGAATCAAGCATGTTTTCCCGAGCGACCCAGAATTTATCAGATATTTTAAAATTCGAGCAATTGATAGAAATTTGAAAATGAACTCTGAATACCATCATTATGAAATAGAACTTGAATTAGAGAGGAAATGGAAAAATGATGGAATTTGATATTGCCCCAATTGGAATAAGTGCAGCATTAGCTGAACTTCGCGGGATTGCAACGTCCACAGAAAAAGGCGGGAAAAAAGCCCTTCAAGAAATTGCTCCGTTGGTTGTTGAAAAAGCAAAGCAAAATATTCGAGATGAAAAACTAATTGACACTGGAGCGTTACTTGAAAGCGTTAAATGGAAACCTACCGGTAACGGTTTTACGGTTTATACAGATTTGACCGGAGAACGTTCTGATTATGATTACTACCAAGAATTTGGGTTTTATCATATTCACGCTGGCAGATGGGTTCCAGGGAAATTCTACATTTCAAAAGCAGTATATTCATATATAACTGGGGAAACAGATAACAAAATTTTTGATCAAATTGAAGATAGTGCTAAACTCCATGCAGTTTTTGGAGCCGCTCTATCGTTGGCAGAAAATATAACCCGTTTAGGAAATCTTTCAATATTTGATACTTTTCTTTTAAGCTCTTTGGGAAATATTGCATATTCAGGATAACACAATGACCCTATTACGACTATTCAGAGAAATGTGTGGGGTATATTACCCTAACGAAACATTAAATGAAAAAAGATTTATGTTATCTGTTGATAGCGAAAATGTTCCCGTTTTTGCAACCACCGAACACAAAGTTTTTATTCCCCAAATTCAAATTACCCCATTTTTGTCCGATGACGAATATTTCGTAGACAATAAAACAACCAAGAGTCCGGGAGTTGAACCATTCACTAATCCAAATTTGGATTATATAATTACCGATGAGGATATTTATTTAAAACAAGCTCGTTTCCATGTCGACATTCTAGCAGAAAATGCCTCAAAGGTTAGAAGCATTAAAAACTCATTAGTAACAAGGTTACGAAGATTTCGAGGGGCAAAAATACACGAATTTACAGATGCCGAAAATTGGACTTTAAATGGTACAACATATTTTAGCGCACAATATAACAGCGCCTTTTTAAACATATTGAGGGTTTTAGATCAAAATCATCCTCTTACAAAAGTTGCGAATTCCACACTTGTTACTACAACTAATGGTTCCTGGTATTTAGGAGCCGATGGATTTTATGTTAATCCACTTACTACATTAGAAAATCTTACTTTTATTGAATTAAAATATGGAGAAGTCTTTAGCGACGGATACGGAATGAAAGAAAAAGGAATAAAAAACATTTCTATTTCGGATTCCTCTCAAGGATATGACAAAAATCCAGAGTTAAGTCGCTGGATGATGGTTGTCACTATTAAATATACTGAAACGGAAGTTAAATCCGTAGGAAGAAGCTTTAAAGGGGTTGAGGTTAATGCCCAAACCGATTAAGAAAAAAGTGCAAGTTTTGGCTCAAGAAGCTTTCATAAGCGAGCCACGCTTGAACGCGATAATCAAAGAAGAAGTTAAAAAAGGTAAAAAGTTCAGTTTGGAATCTTTAATTAGTACAAAAGAAATGAATGAACTTTACAAGAAATATTTTGGGAAATACCCAAAGAATAAACTTTAGGAGGACTATTAATGGTTTATAATGTACCAAGAGTAAGAGTAAAACATACTTACGGTTACGTACCAAGTGTCCCCGCCGACGATCAAATTTTTGGATATGTTGTCGAATGTACAAAAGGAACACCGGGGGAACCCGTTCTGATTCGAACTCCTGAACAACTATACCAAGAATTCAAGGTACACATTGACGCATATTTTGGAGTTGGAGGACAAGCATTATATGTTTCAAGAGCCGCATGTACCGCAGATAATGGTGGGGCCGCACCAGTTAAGGCAGTTCAGTTTTTATCTGATACCGCAGCTACTGGGGTAAGCGTAATTAAACTCGTTGCAAAACAGCCAGGAAGTTACCAAATCACCTTACAGGTGGAAAGAAACGCGACTTCCGGAAATAACATAATTATATCCGAAGACGGATATTCTTCTGAATACTACATAGGAATAAGTGGTATTGAAAATCTAGTTAACCGAATTAACCGGGAAAGTGACATTGTAGATGCATATTTTGCAGTTTATGAAACCGGAGTTGGAAATTGTACAAACCCATCTTGGGTAAAAACCTACGATGCCAGCACCTACACCAAATGTGAAGGGACTGGATATTTAGCAACAGTTGTGGCCGGAACAGTATTAGGGTCCTATGGAACCGGTGCTGTGGCTGGCTCAAACGGAACAACTCATTCTACCCCAGCATATCCGGGGCAATTACCTGACGCAAACGCACCAACCGCGCATGCCGAAGCGCTCGCCTCTTTAGAAATGTACAAGTTAGCGGGTGTATTTACTACACAAGTTACTTCTACAACCGAAGCCACTGTCCATGCTGTCTACTTAGAACATGTTGACAAAATGAATGGAGCCGAAGAACATGGATGGCGTTTCGCAGTTTTGGGAGCTGCTTCCGGAGCAACAAAAGCAGAAATATTAAGTGCTGCTGCCAGTCACAACAGGGAAACCGTTATTTACGTAGGACAGGGGGTTATTGATGCAAATGAAGTAGAATATACTCCTACTGAGGCAGTTCAGGTTGTAGCTGGAAAAATAGGAGCAATGCCTTATTACGAACCAATCTGGGGTGGAAGGCCAAGTAAAATCCTTGGAATCGATCAGAATGGTAGTATAGACAAATACATAATTGATTTAGTTCCATTACCCGGAGATACTGCCGGAACCGTTGCGACTCGCGAGGACATCATCGAATACAATGAAAAGGGAGTTATTACTTTTGTTGAAGAAATCGATGGGATCCGAATCAGAGAAGGACTAACCACAGTACAAAATCCAGCAGAAACCGCCGAAGATGAATTAGCGGTTATGCGAATCATAAGACACGTGAAATACCTTGTATACGACTTATCTTATGAAATGTTAGGACAGAACATAACTGATACTTTCAAAACCGATCTTGAGGAAAACATCAAGTCTGGCCTTGAAAAGATGAAGTCAGAAGACAAGTCTATTATTGATATTCCTGACAGTGGGCTTTCCGCATATACTGTATCTGTCGCTCTTGTTCCAAGAACAGTACAGAAACAAGGAAAAGTTACCGTTAGTGTGTCGGTTACTCCAGTGCATGCCGCACGTGAAATAGATGCAACTGTGGTGGTGATGTAAAATGCCTTTAAACGGAGTATTTGAACTAGGATTAATGAAGATTAAAGGGGAAACAATCCTTATCGAGGAAATTACAGTAACATCCACCAGGGATGCTACCGAAAGATATACTAGCGATTCTTATAACGCTGTGGAGATAAGGAGAGGACGAAAAAAAGTCGATTTTACTATCCGGAGAGCTTGGGATAACGGTAAGTTGTCTGAAATTTACGAATCCGGAGAAGAATTCGCTATTATACTCTATAACAACGATGCAACCCCTCCAGAGGCCGTTGTTAAGTTAGAAGGTTGCGTATTATCCAGAGATCAGCTTGGAACCTTTAGTGGTGACAAAGTTGTTCAACAGGATCTAGAGGGAAAAGCTATAAGCCGAACCCGACTTTAAAATCCCTCTACTTTTTTTATTTTTTTGAGGTGAAATTATGGCTGTTTTTGAAGAAGATAAAGGAACTGTAACTAAAGAAGAAATTGCTGAAATGTCTGACGTAATCACCGAGCACCAGAAAGATTACAATAGGCGAAAGCAGGATAAAGTGAAAGAAATCCTCGCAACAAGGGAAAAGCTTTTTGCAAGAGGGGAAAGAACTTATGAGATTCGTGTTCCCGTAGATGAAGAAGAAGACGGAACACAAGTTATGATGAAATTCAAAGCGCGAAGACTAACGCACGAAGAAAGGTCTACCATGGATGCTATTAAACCCTATGATATGATGAGTGTCTATGAGATAAGTGATGATGAATTTCAAAAAGCAACCGAGCAAGGATATGAAGTTCTATCTAAAGTTATAGTTGAACCTAAAATGTCAGTTGATGAGTGGCGAAAAGTCGATATTGCCGTAACTCAGGATTTAATAGCCAAAGTTAGCCTCTTGCAGTTTGAAACTAACGATACTGTTTTGATTAAACAACTCCGAAATTTATAGATGAGGTCGATGATTTTAAACTCACATATATGGTATGTGAAGTTTTAGGGAAGACCCCTGCCGAATTAGGAGAAATAGACCCATACGATTTAGCGTTTTTAAAAGCTGGTGTATGGTGGAGATTTGAATTAGATATTAAGTTAGCACAAGCGAAGATTTTATAAAATGTTATCAAAAGCGAGTGATGCTGGTGGAGCTGGTTCACATCGGGGTGAACAGCGAAGAATTGATTTTGTAGTTGGAATAGCCAATATGACCTTCCCGGGTCTGATGGCTGTTCAATCCGGATTTGCGAATTTAACCGCAGCCGGAATGAGAACCACCAATGTATTGAACCAAGGAATGCGTGTTCTCGAAGCCAGTATGATGGCCGCTGGGGGATTTGCAGCATTGGGACTAGGAATGGCAGTAGCGGAAGCTGCCAAGTTCGAAAAGCAAATGAAAGTGGTACAAGCCCTGATAATGGACACCGCTGATACCCCAGATCGTATCAACTCCAAAATGGCAGACCTAACAAAAACCACAAAAGAAATGGCAGCAAAATATGGGATGGCCCCCATTGAAGTTGCTAAAGGTTTAACTGTTCTTGGTCGCGCTGGTGTAGATACTGCCGGAGAAATGAATACCGTTCTCGAAGCCGCAGTGAAACTAGCAAAAATAGAAGGAATAACCGTCCAAAGAGCCTCCGAAATGACCGTCCAAATGACAACGCTATTCGGGGGAGACTATACTAGAGATGCTGCTAAATTCGCAGAAATATTAGCACACGCCGCAAACATATCAACAACCAGTGCAGAAGACATAATGACCGCCATGAGAAATGCAGGTGGTGCCGTTACCTCTGTTTGGAAACAAACAAGTGTTGAAGAAATGTATGAAAATGCTTCTCAGGTTTCTGCAATGGTTGCAACCCTATCACAACAAGGTGTTAGTGGTTCAATGTCCGGAACGGCCATTAAATCATTCATTAACTATATGGCCAAAGATATGCCAAAATCAAAGAAGGCATTATCTGAATTAGGATTAACAGAAAAAGATCTCAAAGATCAAGACGGAAATTTCAAAAAATTCGAGGATATTTTAGATTTATTTGATTCTAGATTAACTTCAAAATATGGTAACAACAAAGCAGAATGGTATTCTTGGTTTGTAAGATGGGGAGAACCCAGACAAGCACAACAGTACATGAAGATGATGCAAGAAGATCCGAAAGATCGAAGCATTCACACCTATGACCGTTATAATCAAAAAATGCAAGAAGAATACGACATGCAAGAAAGAGTGAATGTCGTAATGAGTGCTGCTGGTGAATCATTTAATAAGATGATTTCTTCAATGCAAGTTTTCTTGATCAATGTAGGTTCATATTTATTACCTGTTCTTAATGCTGTTGCCGAAGTAATAGGATTTTTAGCTTCAAATGGATTAACTAGTAATGTAGCTTCTTTTATTGCGTTGATAGCTGGATTAACTCTTGTTTTTGGTGGATTAGTTGCAGTATTACGTTGGTTAGGTCCCGCTTTTGGTGACTTTAAACATATGATGGGTCTAGTTGGGAAAGGAGACCTAAAAGGAGCTATGGCCTTTGGAGCCGGCAAAGACGAAATAGACAAAAGAGTCCAACAACTAAAAGAAGAGTCCAAAGCCGCCAAAGAATCAGGAAAAGCAAAATCAGAAGCTGCTAAATCCGGAAAAGTACCGGGAATGATTACCGATATAAGGGCCAGCGCATCGGGAGCCTCTCCAACCGATGCTGCTAGAAGACAGATTGAATCTTTAAAACATCAAACAGATGCAGTTCACCGATTTAATCAAGAACAATTGGGAATGGGCAAAAACCAAGTTGTCGAAAGAATGGCTGCCTCTCCTGCTGGCAGTTGTCATGAGGCAAGACGAAGATGTATTGAGAAGAAAAAAGGGCTGGTTAGCGAAGAAGCCGCAGTAAATGCTAAAGATACCCAAAATAAAACGAGGAAACTCCAAGAAGACAAAGCTATTTCTTCAAAATATAGCGCAATGCATATGGTGGGAACAACTCCCGTCATCCCTGGCGCAGCAACCACAAGAACAAGTGCATTTTGGGTAGATCACACAAAGAACTTCACCGAGGCGGCTTATGCTGCTCAATATTATCGTGGAGAAAAGCCATTAGGTTTAAAATTATCAGAGGAAAGGAAAACCGCGATTCGTGGCATTGTTGATAATTATAAGCAAATGGAACAAAACGTTAGAGGGTTTGCTCCATCAAGAAGCGTTAGCACATATTTATATGGAGATCCTATTGGGGCTGGAACTCGAGGGAGTCCATATGGCGCTCCGAAAATATCCGAACAATCTATTAGGGAAAAACGTATTGCCCAACAACAAAAAGACTATATGAAAAACGTTCGGGAAAACCTCAATGAAGAACGAAAAACAAAGGCCCAACTAGAAAAAGACAGGGTTATTAACGAAGCTCGTTCCAGAGGTACTACTTTAGGAATCTTTGATGTTCGCGAAATTGCACCCATAGAAAAAGAAGGAGTTGGAGTTGGACATGCCGGATCTGTAATGAACCAGGTTAATCAAGCAAATACCCAACTTATCGGTGGTTTAAGTAATTACGAAAAAGGGGTTCAAAAACGTCAGAACGCAGTGAACCGTATTAAAAAGATGCCGTCCACTATTGGTGGCGCGTTTACCGGACTTGGTAGAATGGCACAAGGCATTGGTGCTTCAGCTAAAGGTTTTGGAGCAGAAATGCTTGGTATGATGGGCGGTCTTCCAGGACTGGCGGCAATGGGGGCAATGGGAATAGCAATGGTGGCAATTCCCGCATTGTTGGATTCTGCTGCTAAAAGTGGAAGCATGGATGTTTTGTTAAGCCCATATGCTCGATTAGAAAAGAAGCTAAAAAGCTATGGGAAACACGTAGATGACCTTAAAAAACTTCAAAATAACCTGACGTATTCAACCCAAGGGCTCCGAGCGGAACAAGAAAAATATGCGGTTGGATCCGAAAAATATAATCAAATTCAAGAAAGAATTAATTCTCTGACTTCAACCCAGGATAAATTAACAGGTTCTCTTACAGCAGCAGAAGCAAAATATAATCGGGAAAAAGAAAGGGCAAAAAAAGTCCAATTGGCTTGGTTAGATGCTCGAGACTCAGCAAATCAATTAGATACTACTTATGAAATTTATGAAACAGCAGCGGAAGCCCAACTTGATGAAGACGAAATTGAACAACTCGAAATGACCGGAGATCACGCCGCTGCTCTTGCAGCACCACAAAATGTTAACAAAGAAAATCAAGAACTCGAGGCATATTTCGCTAGCCAAACCGGGATTCCCACCACTGTTAGTAAATTAAAAACTGATAAAAAAATCAGAGAAGGCTATGATTATGAAAGAGAAATGTATGCTGCCTCTATGGGAATGAAATGGGATTACGACAAAAATACTGTGGTTGAAGATCCCGCCTATCAGAAAAAAATAAAACAACCAAGTGCTTTTGGAATGCTTGATGCGTGGCTATATACTTCATGGTCTGGTGTCCAATATGAGTGGGCCAAACTTCAAAAAAATTTACGAATGAGTGGTCCGTTTGGGGCAATTTTGGCAAATCAGAACGAAGGTGGTTTATTTACAGGAGCCCCATTATCATTAAATCCGTTAGGAATCACAACTTGGCTTGGGCAAGTTTTTGCAAACGAGGATAGTCGTGGAATTTTTGGAGATCAAATAATCAACATTATCAAACCCAATTTTAATTTAGATGGAAAAACCGTTGAAGAAGCGCAAAGTATCTTAACTGGAGCCCTTAAGGGGTTGGCCCCCGGTGCAAATGTTGGATTACAAGTTATAGAAGGATTAAGTGGAGATAAGAATGGAGACTGAGAATGCACCTACTACCGCAAGCAACAAGATAGAGCAGATATGGACTTCTGCTTCTAACAAAATTGCTACCGCTACTGTTACTGGAAGTTCAGAATCTACATTTTTAGATTCTAAAACACGAGGAATAATTAAATTCATACCGTTAGATAGTAATAGTTCAATTCAACCAGTTGAAATACTTGCAGAAGATGTTAAAATTGAAAAACAGGTAGCAATTAATTCACAAACCACCTTGGGACAGAAACAAACATCGGTTAGTAGCGAAGACGGAACAGAAACCACAACAGAAGAAACAAGCCAATTAACTATTCAATTCAACACAACCTTTACTCCTTCGGGATATGCTAAAAGATCTGAGTTTATCGAAGCAAGAGCGAATTTTCTTTTCAACTACGAAGACAACGTTTTCCTTGCCATTTCAGACCTATTTAGAAAAGCAACACCAATGCAAGTAAGGAATGTCCAATATTCAATTCCCTCTGGTGAAGACAATGCCTACTATACTATTCAAATTATTCAAGTCGAAGAAGCATTAGACGACCGAACAGCACAGAGTTCACAACCAGAAGACGAAAGGTCATCTCAGACAGGAGAGTCTTATCTTCCAAATGTTAAATCTTCAAATTATGGCACAAACAGTACGAGTACATAATGTTTAATCAGCAACGAATAACCTTCAAAATCGGTACTGAAATTATCCCTAATATATCTTTTTTCTATATGTCAAAAGATATAATGGATACTTTGGGAGTTGCAAGATGTGAATTCCCATATAATGCGTCTATTAAAGAAAAACTCAAAGTCGGAACCGTAGATATTTCTATTGAAGGTGGCATAGATAAGGGAAGGATATTTCACGGAATCATAACTGAACAGACTAGACAAGGAGATAAGCTCAGTGTTTCATTGATTGACTACGGGATATATTTCAAAAAAGAATGCCAAACTTCTTATGCTGATGAAAGGCTTGAAGATGTTGTCAAAAAAATATTGAAAGAAATTAAATTTACACCAATAATTAAAAATGTTTCTCCACAAATTTTAGACAAAAAAATAACCAAATCGACTATTACCGAAACAATATCCAATACTGCTGATAGTATAGTATCCTCAGCAAGTTCTGGAGTGGGAAATCTATTGGGTAATCTTTCAAATGCGGTTAGTGCTGTTATGGGTGGAGATAATGTTTGTTTTACTGGAAAACCAAGTTGCTCATATCGTTGTGGCTCATATACAACAGTCACCAAATGTTATAAAAATTACTGTCCCCTTTGCCACAAATCAGGAACTTTAATAAATAAAAACAAAGCACAAGCTTCGGCAGAAGGAGAAATTACTTGTTCTGCATGTGATGCTGATTACTGCATAAATTGTGGGAGAGATAAAGCCGGGGGCGGAAGCCGTGGATCTCTAACTCCAGCGGACGGAGGATCTCCCGCCTCATCTGGAGGAACAACTTCAACCGTAACTACCTATGAAGACGTGTTGAATAAAATCTGTGCAGAAAACAATCTTTACATGTATCTAGATCAGGAAGAAAATTGTATAATTCAAGAATTCAAAGGGAAAGGTGCATCGGAATATAAATTTACTCCGGATATGATTCCAAGAGATCTATATACATATTTAAATGGAGAAGTTGCAGATAAATCATTCAAAGTTCAAGTAAATTACAAAAACGGAACCATAGAAAAAATATATGGAGACGAAACCAAGATTACTGAATCAAATACTCAAAAATATGACCAGAAAGATTTGGATCAAAGCAAAGCCGAAGAATATGCTCAACAAATAATAAATCAAACCCTTCGAGAAAAAAACGTCGAATTAGGAGCCAGAGTGATTGCGACTCGGATGGTATATCCAGGAAAATGGGTAGAAATTCCAACAATAGAAGATTTCTCTAAAACTGAAATAATGTATGTATGTGGACAAACTTGTACAGTAACTCCTGGAGAAGTTATAAATTACGATCTCACTTTTAAAGAAGCCCCCCCTATTCCCGAAACTTCATCTTCTAGTATGAGTTCAACAGACTTAAGAACTCTAGAACAAATTCGAGCAAAAGGAGCAACTTTCCACTATTCTCATTCTTGTAGTGATGCTGGTTGCCTCGAATCGACAGGTCAAGGTGATTGTTACGCAATGAGTGATTGGCTTTACGAAAAACTAACTGCCGCAGGAATTCGCTCTCGAATTATTTGGTATAGTAGCCCATCAAATCACAGAATCGTTCAACTTTACCAGGGTACATCTTGGGTAGATTTTGATTATAATGGATATGATACTCTTTTTAAAGCGCACAAAACCAGAAGTGGAGAAAGAGTGTATCGGGGTGGTTAAATGGGACAAGGAAGAAATCGGCCATTTCAGAGAACTCACTATGAGGCAAAAAAAGCAGTACAAAGCATTTCAGAGACCTCTATTCCTCAAGGAAATGCTAATAATACCCAGTCCACGATGAGTGCTCCCGGTTCTGGTACACCTACTACTGGTAAACCAAAAAATATTTCAGAAATTCCAATTGGAGTTCGTTATGGATATGTTGAGAGAGTAGATTTTGCAAAAGGAGACCCATATAGATATTTGGTTAAATTTCCAGAAGCAAGAACCGAAACATGGGCCAGAAGAGTTGGAGAATTACCATCGATACCCCTAACTGGTAATGGAACTGTTATAATTGACCCGGTTTGGGTAGGGGTAAGTATAGAATATATGAGCTTTAAATGGGCAATTATAGGAGAAATCGAAGATGGCAACAATTGATGATTATATGACTTATTCCGATGATGATTATCATGAGACAATACTCATCAGAGGGAACGAATATTCGTATTTAGAAGATGAGGCCGCTCTTTGGAACGCTCTTGCTGGGGAAATAAAAACCAAAGTAGGAGAATGTAAAGCAGTAGGACTTGAGAATTATGGCTGCGAAATTTGGAGAATTCTAGGACAGAACCTAGATAATCTTACTATTAAAGAATTGGAAGCTTATATAGAAGCTTTAATTCCACGTTATCCCGAAATTAATTCGTTAAAATTAGATGAAGTAATTAAATACAGAAATGGAAAAGTTGAACTATTTATTATAGTCGATGCTATTTTTGGAAAGTTTAGGAGGAATGTTATTTTTGGCGGTCCCTGCTAGAACCCCAACCGAGATATTAGATTCAATATTTGCCCACGCAAAACAAGAGGGGGTAGTAACCTCTTCTGATTTTAGACGAGGACGTTTCGGACTACTATTTGCCGTACTTGCCTCGGAAATGGGAAATTGGGAAAGTTTTCTTCAATATTTAATGGCAGAAGGATATTTAGTTACTGCTACTGAGGAAGAAAATATTGAGAAATTAGCTTCTCCCCTTCGCTATCGTGCCCCTGCCAAACCTAGTAAAACTACTGTTGTTTTTGCATGGAATATCCCCGCAGAAGAGAGGACCCAAGACATAACAATACCTCTTTTCCAGATTATTGAAACCATAGGTACAGATCCCACTCAATATGTTACAATGGAAGAGACCGTTCTCTATCGAGAAAGTGATTATGTTAGAGTAAAAGCACAATCTCGACAAACTGGTTATGATACATATGTTGGCGCTGAAGAACTGGTAGTTTTAGAACCGAGAATTTTTGGTGTCGAAGTAACCAACGAAGAGGAGTCCTGGGGCGGAACAGACCAAGAATCCATTGAAGAGTTAAGAGAAAATGCAATGATTGCTCGGTATGCACTAGAAAAAGGAACGAAGGGTGCACTAGAATGGGTAATGCGAGAGGAAGGATTTTATACTAATGATTACAATTTGGTAGAAAACAAATTTGGTTATGGTAATTTTGCAATTTATATAGATACAACCGTTGACGATGCAGTAAAATATTTAGAAAAACAACTATTTAGAGAAAAAGCTGCTGGAATATATATGGTTTGCAAAAAGGCAACCAGAGTGTTTATCGACTTTAATTTTATAGTTAAAGTAGCTAACGATGCAGATTTAACCCCCAAAGAAAGGAAAAGTTTAAAACAAGATTTAGAACTAACGCTGAGTGATTTTATTAAATATACCGGTGTTGGTAAGAAACTAATGACCAGTAAAGCTACTCATTATATTTACGAGCAATTACTTAACAAATATGAAATTTATGACATTGTAATCGAACCATTAGGGATTAGTCAAGATATAGATGAAGATAATAATATCCTTTTGGAAGATTACGAAGTTGCAAAAATTAATTCTATTAATGTGGAAGTAGTAACCGATTTGAGGTAAAAATGTTAACCGAACGAGTTCCCCCATGGTATCGGGATGATTTATTAGTTAAAACAGTAAATGACGAAACCGAGAAAGTCAAACTAGATAGCTATTTTAACTTTAATAAAATTTTCCCAAAACAACCATTACAATTATGGCCTAGTTTCCGTAGGAAACAATACTCTTTCACAAGTAATCTATGGAATGGGAACAATACCGCTAATATCGATTTAAGTGGCTCATATCCACTTAACTATAATTTTACAATCGAAACCAACGATATTCAATTAGTAGCTCCCGCCAACATTGTTTCCCGGGAATCAACTTTAAGAATCAACACAACCCTACCAACCAATTCGACAATCGATATAGATACAGCAAAAACTATTAGAATAAATGACGTTGAAGCATTTTCTGTCGAGGATCAATCACAAAACAATTACGAAACCCTAATAGAGTTAGGAAAAACCGATAGCAATCATTCCTTAAAACAGGAATTTATTCCAAACAGGCCCGGATTAAAGGAAATAGAAATTATGTTTGGGGATACAGTAGGCAATCCCGAAGATACAATTATCGTTTCCATTTGTAAGGATAATGAGAAATTAATTTCTAAAACAATCAAACCAGAAGAAATTAGAAGATCCAAAGGAGCCCCAATTATTTTTGGTTTTGATTTAGATCTAATTCCAGGTAAAATTTATCAGCTATTGTTAGAAAGAACGGGTGATATTAATTTAAATAATTATTATAATCTCTATGGTTCCACAACCTTATATCAAAATGGAACTCTTTATGGTAGTGGGGAACAAGACTGGCACGTTGCTATGGTAAAAGGGGAAGAGGTGTGTTTATATTTTGTAACAAAAACCCCACCCATTACTATATTGAGAAATTTGGGAAATAATCAGGATACTTTGAAATTTGTAAAAAATATAACCGAAGAAGAGGAATTTACTCAAGTTGAATATTATTTTGGGGAATCCGTGGGAACACCAACAAATAATTTAATTTTCAGATTAATGCAAGATGGAAAAGTTTTAGAATCGCACGAAATATCAAGTGAGGATGTTTCAGATATTTTAATAATAACTTTAGACTCTATACATTTACCTGGTGATTATCAATTTGAATTATTTTTAAAGAACTCTTTATTCGATAAAGAAAATTTCTATACTTTACTGACGTTCGAAGATCTATACCCCACATATTATCCTTCAACTGATGAAATCGCGTTTTACTCTGGAGCCCCATCTGGTTTTATGTTAGAAGAGAATGCTATTACTCTATCGGGACAAACAATGGGGGTTGAATTAGAGGCAATATACGTCAAAGCATTTGCTCAGGCCATTTACCCATTAAAAAGTGTAAAACTTTATATAGAAAGAGAAAATTCTCCCGACTTAATAGAAGAAGCTAGTTTTTCCAAAACCCTTCATCAAAGATGTTTTTTTGCCGAAATTCTAAAAGAAAACATTGAGGTTCCGATCTCAACTCTACCTTTTAAAATATATGCTAAAGTAAAATATTGGGGACTGCAAGAAGAAAAAATAGTTGGTTTCCCGGTTGATTCTCAAAATGAAGATCCTATTTACCAACCAAATATTCTTATTGACGATATAGGAAAAGGCTATGGCCTATTTCGAAGAGAATTCAAAGAAAATATCCCATACTACGATTACGCATACACTTACCCGATTGGATATCCTTGGAAAATAGAACAAGACATATGGTACGAAAAAAGACTCTCTGATGAATATGCAACCAGAAAAGATAAAAATGACAAAGTAATTTTATATGAAAAACACCAAGTTGACGTAGATGGCAAACCACTTTTAGAATTAATAACAAAAGCTCCAGATATTCATACAATTAGAATTGAAGTCGGACAAATAGGTTTAGACTGCGAAATATGTCCTGACGAAATTATCCAAACAATTACTTTCGCGGACACCAACATTGAGGGAATAACAACAACTCGTGAAACCTTTACTTATAATGGAGACATTATCTCTTTAATGGATGATATAAATTTCAATTCTGAATTGGTCGAAGCAACATATTTAAATAGTACGCATGAAGCATTGGAAGTAGGGACTTTCTTTTTAAATACGGAGGGCACTTATCAAAACTATGGCCTAATCAAATCAGAAATCAATCAATATCTAGGGGTTATTCCCAAAATCAAAGATATGAGTGATTACTGCCTTATCTGGGACGAAAAAGAATGGGATAGATATGTTTGGGCCGGAGACAAATGGGACGCTGGTGTTTTTGAATTACAAATTCCAATTCACAAAATACCCAAAAATTTCAAACTACTCTCGATTGACGAACTTCGACAAATAATTTCAAGATGTAAAGCTTTTGGAACATACCCTCTCCCTATGTATTCCCATGAAATTTTATTAAAAACCCAATTTGAAACAGAATTTAAACACGCGGAACAGATTATTGAATTGCCAGAGCAAAAATTTGAAGCAGTACAAGCCGATATGTATGCTTCCGTATTTGCACAATTTGGAGTACAATACGGCGGAGTAGAAGGCGAACACAATGCCGAATTTAGTTTTGGTTTTAATCTAGATTTCGAAGTTGCAAGACTTATTGATTCAGAAATTCTTTTAGCAAACGGGGTCAACACCTACACTGATTATTCAAACGGGGAAGTGAGTTTAACAACCTCAACATCTACTGATGAACACTATGTAACTAGTGGATGGTCAGAAGGAAGTGGGATATCATGGAATAATACTGGAGCAATTGGAGCAATTGATGGAAACTCCGCTTATGCTAACCGAGGAGGGTTGAGTTCTGATACCACTGCAAAATTAAACGGAATTGCCTATCCTCAAATCCCAAACGATGGAAGAGTAACCGGAATAGGAGTTCGAGTAAATGGTGCACACGAATCAGTAATTCGTTCTCCTTATTTTAATTATCTAAGTCACAATTTGAATATTAGTAATAATAATTTGTATGCAATCAAATATCAAACCTATGTTGGTGGAGGAGGCACCCACGATTATTGGTTTGGTTGGGATGGTGACATGTGGGGAGAGTGTTCCACTCAACCTTGGGTATATAATCAAGGAGTATTGCTAAAATATGAATCAACCGTTGATTTAAACAGAAGTGTTTGGATTGACGGCATGTATATTGTTTTTTGGTTCAAAAGGGGAAGCGGAAGTTATGTTACTACTCGAATTATCCCCCCATCCCTTCCAGTAGGATATGATCAAGGATATTGGGACCAAATTATATGTACAGAAAACAAACCTTCTGGAACCGATATTACCTATGATGTTTTTGAAGATATTGTAGATAGACAACAAATTACAGCCAATGCAAATCAGCCATTTGGTCAATCTCAAATAACAGAAGTTTATCAAAGTTTTGTTCCAACTACAAGTTGGATTACGGGAGCTTGGGTAAAAGCAGGAAACCCAGCGAAAATCGGAAATCCACAACAAGATGTAATTATTTCAATTCGAAGACCCAACGCAATTGGAACCGATATCATTGCACAAACAACTATTCCAAAAGAACAATGGACCAATGGAGCCGAAATATTTGTACCCTTTAATGTCCAATTGACCCCGGGCCAAACTTATTGGTTATGTTGGTGGTCAAACGGTGGTTTTGATAATAACAATTATTTCCAGATGGCCTACCGAAACCAAGCTGTTTATGGAAAAATGGGAGTGGCCGAAGCAGGAATTGGATGGCACACAATAAATGGTGGAAACGCAAGTGCTTGGTTCAAGATTTGTCGAGGGAATATTTTATTATCTAATAAAACCAGCCCAATTAATATTTCAACACTTCCCTATCGAGATTTAAGACTTAAAGCAAATTTTACAACAAACAACCCCGGGAATGTCGTACCGAAGATAACAGATATTGCCGTAAAAGCAAAGGTGATTAATTTATGAACGAGATTTTTGAAAAAATCATAGTTGAAGAAATTATAATGGAAGCCAAACAAGAGGACGGTTCTGTTATTAAAAAAAGAGTAAAGGTAAAAGGTAAAAAGAATATTTTAGCAGATGAATGGGAGGATATAGAAGATGGCAGCAGTAATAACTAAAAATGGAAAAAATAAGATACTCGCTAGGGGATTCAAGAATGAATCAACCTATTTTTCCTGGATGTCTGCTGGAATAGGTACCACAATTCCTACCGAAGATAGCTTGGGATTATCTCAGGAGTGCACTCCGCAAACCCACGGAAATTATAGTAGAGCTCTTTTAACAAATACGGCTGAAACTGGTACAAAAAGGATGATTTCCTCAGCTATTTTTACAAAAGATACCGATGGAAATACCGATGGAAATATAAGAAATCAAACTACAATAAAAGAAATCGGAATTACCGATACTTCGGATTTACAACAAAATGGAAATTATTGGTGTATTTGTCAAATCCCGGATACCGTGAAAGATAATACAATAGAACTTAAGTTTACAATAATAACAACGGCGGTGTAACATGCCAAACTATTATACTCTGGTAACAGAGGATATTGCCCCCGGACACCTGGCTTACTCAGACGATATTAATTTAATACAAAATGGTATTCAAGCATCAGAATCACAACTTATTAGTGATAACTTTGGAGAAGGATATGTATTAGATGATAATCAAGATGCGTTTCTGATGAGTCCAGTTGGACCAGGAGATGAACAAATAGACCAAATGAATCGGCCAGTTCAGTTTTTAGCATGGCAATCCATGAATGATCTCTATGTAAGACAAACAGTTGCGATAGAGAAATCTTCTGTCGAGAGTATAACTGTTTATGTAAAAAACACTTCTGGAAAACCAAGGGTTTTGCATGGGGAATTCAGAACAGTAGAAACAGAAGAAGTTGACAGCGAACTCATTTCGACTTATGAAGTAACTATTCCCGCAAGTCAAACAGCGGGAGCCCCCGCAGAATTTTCATTTAACGTTCATCACCTTGCTAGAAATAATTATTATCTTGTTATTAAATATGCAACCGGAATCCAAATCGCTATTGATACCGCTGGGGACTATAATAAATCCTTTGCAACCTCAATAAACGGAGTTCAATATTCTCAGGTTCCAAAAGATTTATGGTTCGAAGAAAGATATGCTACTTCTTTAACTTATGATATAGAACAAGGAATGGCAGTTATTCATGGTGAGAAAACCCAAAATCTTGACACTCATGTTAAAATAGCAGAAAGATCCCTTTATGGGGACAGAATCGATATTGTAGTAATGAACAAAGAAGGAGAATTTGAGGTTATTCAAGGGGACGTTTCCGCCACTGGAAAACCAGTCGCTCCAGAAGATTCAATACCTTATGGTCGTCTGAAAATTGCTTACGTAACTGTACCACAAGATCCTTATAAGAATATCCTTTTAGATCAAAACGATTCTTTAGGTAAGTCGAGAATCAGAAGTCATAATGAAAGATTAAGAAGATTAGAAAAGAAAACGGATTGGATATTTACATACAACGCTCCTGAAAGAGTTAAATACAATTTAACTGGTTCAACGTTTTTCGATAGCGCGAATTCCCAAAATGTAGAACCCATTTTAGCAGGTTCTCAAACCATTGGTTATCGACTTGCTAGTCATGCGGTAAATGATTATTATTGGTCATTTAAAGATTTTAGTGGAAATCCACCGTTCGAAGGAGAATATGAAAATGATAACGGGATCTCCTCTTTTTCAGAAATTGATCACACAGATCATTCTAGTGGAATTTTAAAATTACAAAAACGAACCACTACCGAGGTTGCATACACTTCATATAAATCAAAAGAACAGAGAACATATACTGGTAATAGAAAAATTCTTACTTATATGAATAACAAACACCAATCGGAATACCCTGGTAATACTTTTGCACTAACCACACCTACTAGATTGAAACAAATCAACGTAGACGCAAGATTTTATCGAAACGCCGCAAGTGTTAGATTGGATTTATATCGTTCTGGTGGAATAAAAGTTGCTTCCTCGGACACAAAAAACCTTCGAGGTTATCCATCTGGAGAATACAACATTATTAATACAGAGGTTTTCAGTTTTGATTTCGGAGAAATTTCCCTTGAACCAGGAACATATTTCTGGCTACTCATAATCGAACCAAAGTATTGGAATCAACCCGCAGAATCCTGGATAAATACTATTTCTTATCCCGGGATGTGGGGGGAATTATTGGTTTATCAAGGAAGATGGCCCTCAAATCCCAGCGGAATGGGACAAAAATATCGACTTGCAGAAACAATGATTTTTGATATTATTGCAGTCAAAGACGTTTTGGCGGGAGAAGGGCAAGTTGTTTCTTCAATGATAGACACCACAGATGGGGTTGGCTCAATCGCCGTAGACATGAATCTCAATTTGCCCAAAAATACATTGTATGAGCTATATGTAACTAACGATAATGGTACAACTTGGCAAAGAATGCAAGGAAAATATTTGAACTTCCCCAATACTGGACATCAATTTATATGGAAACTTACATTAAAAACAAATGATGGTTCTAGCACGCCTATTTTATCTTACAGCTCTGTAAAACAATATGCAATAAAATTTTCACTAGGATTAACTGGTGGAACACCAGAAATAACCGGTTCACTTGTAACTCTCCCTATTTGTGGTCCAACCGTTTTGCAAGAAGCTTTACCAGTAGCTACCGGAATAGACAAATTTAGTCACTGGGAATGGCTAAGAATGTGGTGTATGGAAAACGCTGGAACGATTGAAATCGACATAGAAGCAACCGATGATCCAAGTACGACTTGGACTAATATAAAATCCGGATTAACCCCAGATGAATTATACCATGGCTCGGTTGATTATTCAAACTATGAAGGAAGTTATGAAGAAGACGAATATAATTATCACTGTGACCTTGATGAAGAGATAATTCTTCAAGATACTGTTATTATAGATAGGTGTGAAAATGAATGGGCCGAAACTCCAGATGATTCACAATTAACCCATTCTGTTGATTCATCCATTTATCAAGAAGGAACAAAAAGTGCGAAAGTTTCTTTTACTTCTTATACCGGAGCAACAGGACAAGAATTAGTATTCATGTCCAAAGCTGTGAATTTAGACTTAAGTAGATATGATAGTATAAAATTCCAAATTCGAACAGATAAATCCGGGGGATTAATAGCTAACGAAGCACAGTTTTGTTTAGGTACGTCTGAGAAATGTGCAACTGGAGAATTCCATAATATTCCCGCAGTAGCCGCTGGAAGCTTTTCGGAAATAACAATACCACTAGAAGATCCCGACGCGTTAACTAGAGTTATCTCTTTAGGTTTGAAAAGAAGCGCTTCTGGATCAGCGTGGAACGGAGTATCCATTTGGATAGACAACGTAGTCGGAATCATCTCAAATCGAAGAACAATAGATGAATGTGAAACCGGATTTACCTCAGCACAAAGCTCAAATGTTACCGTTACACAGGATTCCGATCATCAATCTGGAACTTACAGTACCCAAATTGCAATTGGTGCTGGAGCCACAACCGGTTTATTGGTAAAAAAAGCACTGAATGAAGATTTAAGTGATTTTAATCAAGTACGGATTTTTATAAAACCAATAACCGCCGCTATTAATTCAAAAGATTTAGAACTCGTATTTGGTTCAAACGCTACTTGTACAAGTATAATTGGGGCATATTATCTACCTGGGCTTGATCCTGACGCTTGGACTCAAGTTACCATTGACCTAGAAAACACAGAGGACTACGAAGCAGTAAAATCAATAGGAATCAGAATGGCAGTTGATAAACAATTGACATTCCGTATTGATAAAATTGAAGGATTGAAAACAACAAAATATCCGTTTTACCAAAAATGCGTAAGATTTAGGTTTAATTTGAGTAGGAACCAAGGAACGGATTTGTCTCCAGTTGTAAGAAAAATCGGGGTAATTCCGCAGGTGATCTAATGGGAAAAGAAATAGAAATACAAACAAAAGGAGAAATGGAAATCATTAATAACCGCAAGGCTAAAATTGACGCTGAATCTAAGACAAAAGAATTAGAAGCAATGATTCAAGATTTATATAATCGACTAGAAGCAGTGGAGGAAAACAAATGACAAGTTGCAGAGACATCCTAACAGGTCTTTATGAAAAAGTAGTTCAGGGAATCAAGGTTTTAGACAGCGAAGGAACGCAAATCAACCCCGCAACCGAAGAGTCGCTCACTGCTTTAATAGATCTTATGAATTTTTCTGCCCTAAAGAGAAAAGAAGTTCGTACAAATGCAAATCTAGCTAATGGTAAAATAACTTTTTCACAGAGCATGAATGGCGTTGAGATGTATAACAATAGCTCTTCTAATACCTTAACTTATACTATTAATGGTATAGGAATAACACTAAATGCTGGGGATTCCGATCAAGGAATCTATGATGAATTTACCGAAGTAACCATCTCAGGAACCAGTCCAGCATTTGTAATAATTGGATGCAAACCATAAGTGGGGAAAAAATGATAACCAGAAGGAGAAAGGAACTTTCCGACATAATAATTGCTGCAAGTGATACCCATGCGAAAGGTAAATTATCAGCAGATTATGTTTGTGATGGTAGTGGTGCTGATATGGAGTTCCAGAATGCAATAAATAGAATCGGTGCCATGAATGGGGGCACTATCAAAGTTTTGGCTGGAAATTATATTTTTAATAGGTGTGTTCATCTGCGTGGAAATTTAAGATTGATATTTGAGCCTGGAGCGGTTGTAAAAATCGCAAACCAAATCTCTACAAACCTAACAACCAATTATAGTAAAAACGACACCACAGTTCATGTTGAAGATGCCTCAGGCTTTTTAGTGGGGCAAGATGTTGGAATTACCAAAACTTCAAATCTGGGATATGTTCAAGGGTACCAGAGAAGGATTACAGACATTAATGAAAACACAATAACTGTTGAAACAGTTGATGATTTGACTGATGAGGGCACATGTTCTATTGATGATGGAGCAAGGTTAATCACTCATTTTTCTCTTTTCAGAACAGAAGGCCCTAAAAACATATATATGGAATCAGGGGAATTTGATGGAAACAAAAGCAACGTTCCATCATGGCTACAAAACAAAGATTCTGCCCAGAACTTCCTTTTAGCCGGAGTAGGGGATAACTATCTTTTATCGCTAAAAGATATGTATATACATGATTTCAGATTTCAAGGTATTCACCCAGTTGGAACCTCAGTAGGGTCAAAGACATATATTGAGAACTGTACTGTATCTGGATGTGAATTTAGTGGTATTTGTATAGATTCTTGCGATGGCCCAGTTTTGGTAAAAAACTGTACTTGCAAGAATAACGGCTCATTTGGAATACAAAGTATTGTTACAAAAGATGTCCAAATAGAAGGAGGATACTTTTTAGATAATACTTTAGGAGGCATATATTCTGGGCACTTTGAATACTCTACACGAAATACGCTAATAAACGGAGTAACCATTATCCAAAGTACTCCAGCGAACACAATAGGAATAGCCTTGAATGGAAACATGAAAAACGCCAATATTTCCAATTGTATTATAAGAAACTGCAACAAGGGAATAGAACTTAGTGGTGCCGTAGAAACTTCCTATGTACAAGGAAACTTGATTCACGCATGTAATAATGGAGTTTACGAAGCAAACGATGATTCAGACTACAATGTACTTGGACCTAACTTTTACAGGCAATGTGCTTCGGATGTAATTAAAAACGGCGACCATAGTTTTGTACCAGCACTATTATCCAAGGATGGAGAATCACCTACCACTGCTTATGCTTTAGGAAATACGGAAACATGGGTTGTACAAGTCGTGGACCCCACCGTAAGAACTGATATGACCATTAAAACAACTATGACCTTGTTAAATAATTATGGATCAATGAACGCTCAACTTTGTTTCAGGGAAACATTTACAGCCTATCCTAACTGGCATGGTTACGCTTTAACCATTGCTAATAATTCTTGGGCTTTAACAAAACGACATGCGGACGGCGTGGACTTAGTTGGTTGGGCAGAACCCCCAGTGATAGATCAGGGATATGATGTGATGATTACGGTCACTGGAAATGTTATAAAAGTATATATAGACGGGGTTGAACGGATGTCCTATACTGATTCTACTCCTATTGCCTCTGGAAATGTTGCCCTACATAACTATAAATGTAGGCTTAGTTATGAAGGAGATGGAGAATACGGTATTGAAATATTTTAATAGGAGGAAAAAATGGCAGTAAATACACACTGGTATACTAATGCCCTTGTCAACATTTTGGGTGGGGAAACCGAAGCGGAAACTGAAAGAATTGACTATTTATCTGATGATATTTATGTAATGCTCTGCACTTCTGATTATACTCCAAATCAAGATTTACATGAAACAAAGGCGGATGTTACAAACGAAATAGCTGGAGCAGGATACGTATCCGGAGGTCAAGCACTAACTGGCAAAACAATAACCCCAGGAACCGGAGTCGTCCAATTAAGCGCTAGCGACATTATTTGGGAAGATAGTTATATAACTGCACATTATGCAGTTTTTTATAAAAATGTCGGGGCATCTGATTCAGATAAAATTTTGTTAGGTTATATGGATTTCGATGCAAATAAAACTTCGGATGGGGGACCATTCACAATCAAAATAAACACAGATGGCTTTTTGAAAGCAACAGTAACATAAGGTTAAAACATGAGCTTGTGGATAGATAATTCGGACGAATGGCTTCTGAATACAGATGGATGGGCAAACAACTCTTATAACGTATTAATAGAAGAGATCGTTTGTGTTCAAGATGGAATACAAATTCAAAACAAAATTTTTCTTACTGAAAATATTTCTTTAATTGACCTTAACATTCCCAAGTTCTATGTAACAATTTCCGAAAACATTACCATAACTGAAAATGCCGATATTAAAAAAGCCATACTTTTGTCCCCAGATGCCGGAGAAACAATACTTGAGGGAATAAATCCGGAGGTACTTACGGGTTCTAACGTAATCGGAGCCGTTGGGAACGCTATCCTATCAGGAATAGATGGATTAATCTTAATGGGAATAACAATCCATCCACCAGCCGGAGAAGTTATTCTATCGGGATTAGCTCCATATCTTCCAACCGATTTAGACATTTCCCTTTTCAATCTAAAACCAAAATATTTAGCAAAAAAATTCACAACTTTTGTTGAGTTTAGTTTAAAAATGCCCGATAATACCGCCTTTTTAATTGAAAAAGCAAGTGCGCGTTTGGATAATGAAACTATTCCAATAGAAATTGTTACCAATGGCCAAACCGAAAACAAATGTCGTATGGCAATTGATACAAACCATCTCAAAGATGGATATAAAAAATTAGATATTAATATTATCCTTCCAGATAACAGTAATCAATTCCGAAGATACGTACGAATATTATAGGAGATAGAAAATGAAAGTACCAAAATATGATCCAGGCAGAAAGGGATTTTACGAAATAGAAATAGATGATTTAGCTAAAGAATATGAATCACTTAACTTAACAAAAAAAGAAATAGCTCCGAAAATTGAAGAAGCACAACAAAATGTAGCAAATCAAATAGCACAGCTTTTAGGAGTCAAAGAAGTAATTATCAAAAAAACAAAAACTGGGAAAATCAAAGTGGAGGTGAAACAATGAGGGAAATCATCACTGCAAACTTTGATACTAGGGTTAAAACCATCGCAAAAACAATTGAAAATATCGAAAGAAAAACACGATGGGAAATTAGGAGATTCGAATCTAAAAGTGATCATAAAACCCAACTGAAAGCCGACGCTGAGAAAGAAAAAATAGAACTTTATACGGAAAAAGAAGCAATTCAACTCTTTGGGGCCCCCCCAACACACATTTATCCAAGGAAACATTACCCTAAACGAAGGAATAAACGAAATTTTTACAATATTATGCAGTAGCGGCGGAACCAAATTTGATAGCGTAAACGCATATTTAGGGGTAGGGGATTCTACCACCGCATCAGATGTTACACAAACAGGATTACAAGCTACAACAAACAAATTCTACAAGGCGATGGATGCAACTTATCCTATTTATGGAACTAGTCAAAAAGCAACCTGGAGAAGTACCTTTGGAACAACCGAAGCAAATTTTGATTGGAATGAATTTACTTTGGCCAATGGAAACTCTGATTCAGCTATTAACCTCAATCGAAAAGTTGTTCAACAGGGCACTAAACAAAACGATCAAATCTGGGAATTAACTCAAGAAATGAGCATGGGATAAAAATGACAATAAAACACAACAAAGTAGCCAATCCTCCTAGTTCACAAGTTGACGGAGATGATTGGAATGCGGTTCATATTGAGGATTGTACGGAACTTGACGATGTTACTGATTTAGATACAATAGTAACTACTGGACTCTATTCACAATCTGATAACGCAGAGGCAACGATAGCACTACATTATCCCGTTACCGAAGCAGGACTTTTAGAAGTTTTTTCCCCTAATGCGAATTTCGTTTATCAACGATATATCCAATACAGTACTCCCTACACAACTTATGTAAGGATTTATAACGTAGAATGGTCCGACTGGACCGTTTCGTGGAATAATTTAAATGATGGAAGCGCCAGTGGTTTGGACGCGGATAAATTAGATGGACAAGAAGGTTCATATTATCTTCCAGCTAATTCTTATATCGCCTCAGACATTCTCACAAAACTTCTCACCGTTGATGGTACTGGAAGCGGTTTAGATGCAGATAAATTGGACGGAGAAGAAGGCTCTTTTTATCTTCCGGCTGGAACCTATACCGCAGAAGACATATTAACAAAATTAAAAACAGTAGATGGAACTGGAACCGGATTGGACGCAGATTTGTTAGATAGCCAGCACGCTTCTTATTTCTTACCAGCTTCTTCATACACCGCAAGTGATATTTTAACAAAACTGAAAACAGTTGATGGTCCTGGCAGTGGCCTTGACGCGGATACAGTTGACGGGGCTACCCCATCAGCAATAGGTGGTACGGCAAATGCGATAATTAAAGCACGTCCAGATGGAAGAATAACCCCCCAGTTTTTACCATTCGGGGGACAACAAGGAACTTTTCAGGTTCCCAAACTTGTTGATGGAAGAAACGACATTTCTAATGAAAACAATATTGACTTTTTAAATTTAAGTACAACTTCGGGTGGGGCTTTTGTCGTTGAATGCGGATTAAGTCTTTCAGATTCCGACCAGGCCGTATATATGCTTCCTAATGCTTCAACAGCCAATGGACTCAGTGATGGAATGATAACCAATAGTAATGTTGACCATTCACACATAGTCACAAATTATGCGTTCATGATTGCAAACACTCTTTACAGCACTAGTCATGGAACTACGGGAATTTGTTATGGAACAACATATATTTATCCCGAAGCGGGGAAAAGAAGGGTTAGCACCAGTCATCAGTCAAGTTCGGGAACAAATTTGGTAAATTTAAGTGTAACAAGTCATTGGACGGACAGTTCTTCACCAATAGGTTGGTTCCGAGTTTGGGTTCCTAGTGGAACTTTCTCTGGTTGGATTAAGTTGTACAGAATGGTCGATGTAACAATTTCATAATGGAGATTATTATGACCGAATTTCTTGACATGGAGGTCGCAGAATTACCCCCCACACATAAATTGTGCTATTTGGGGGGTTGCAGTTTTGACCGAAATAGCGTAGCCTACGACTGGCAAGGAGAAGAAATCCCAACCGATTATCCACGGTTCGAGCACCGAGTACCAGACACCACCGTTACAAACCTTTTAACAGGAAACCAGAGTGATGGTGGTGATACAAACAACCCTGAACTCTTAACATTAAATCAACGGACAGGGACAGATGCATTAGGGACAACTGAAGGATTTTCTACAAATAATTCAGCAACTATTTCATCATCATCAGAACAGGCACATAGTAATTCAAAAAGTTTAAAGTGTATAACTAATGGGTCTGCTGTTGATGAAGGTGTTAAGTGGACGGCTACCGTTACTAATACAACTCACATTCAAGGAGCCTGGATTTATGCTCCGATTGGGGCATTGTTAAGGTTGGCTATCACTGGGAAGAATGCTACATCATTTACGGGAACAGGAACTTGGCAATATGTTGAAGTTAATGGTACTTTAGATGCCGGTACCGCAGAATTTAGAGTAACTACAATAACAAACACACAAGCCATAACTTTCTATGTGGATGACCTTAGACTCGCCAAGAATGATACAACTGGATATTCTTCAAGTGGAGGGGCAACTCTTTCAATTACAGGTGAAACCTCAAAACAAGGATATAGGAGTCTTAAAGTTGCCACAACTGGAGGGAATCAAGGGGTTTTCACAAATCCCTCAGCAACCGTATCTGCCTCAAGTAATTATACACGAAAAGTTAATGTTAAAGCTCCAATTGGAGAATCTTTAAAAATTGAAATGTATGATGGCGTGAATTTTATTTCAACTGTAAATTTCACCGGTACCGGGGATTGGCAGGAAGTTTCCGCCTCAGCTACAACTACAACAGGAACTTCACTTCGGATTTATGTGAGGACTAATACCACAAATCCCATCACCTTTTATTTAGACCAAGATATGCTCGAAACAGGCAGTACAAGCCATGATTGGGCTTATGGTGGTAGTTCATACAACACCTACAAGACTGAGTATGGATGTTTGATTGAAGAGGCACATACAAACCTTTTAACCGCCAACCAAAGCACAGGAACAGATACGAGTGGAAATACCACAGGATTTGGTGCTTATGGAACAGGAACAGTTATTAGTTCATCAACGGATTATGCAATACAAGGTACAAAGAGTTTAAAAGTTGTTACAGATGGTTCAGTACAATATGGTGGGGTATTTAATAGTCCAATGTATAATTCAGCAGCATCAACAACCTATACTGCTTCAATGTGGGTATTAGCACCAAAGGGTGTTGCAATGGATTTATATTTAGCCCAAACTGGTGTTAACTCAGCCCGAACTTATTTTACTGGAACTGGTGAATGGCAATTTGTAAGTGCAACTTTAACTACAAGTGGTGCAACTGGAACAGTCCAAATATTACCCCGAACAATTGACCAGACAGCCACGACTTTCTATGTAGATATGCTCCAACTAACAAAAACAGCCTACCCTCTCTCATGGACATTGGGAGGCACTACTCAAGCAGCGGAAACATTAACTGCCCCCAGTAGTGTTTTGAATATTGATACTGAGGGATACTCTAATTTATTGACAGCGAATCAGGCTAATGCTTGTGAAGATGGAACTACAACTGGGTTTTCATCAACAGGTGGGGCAACAGTAAGTGTAGATTCTTCCGAGTTTATCCAAGGAAGTAAGAGTTTAAAAACAATTACTGGAACAACCCAGTATGCTGGAAGTTGGTTCCAAATAGCATCAGTTGTAGGTGTAACTTATACTTTATCTGGAAAAATAAAAGGAAATCTTGGGGATACGATATATTTAACTGGTTCAGGGTGGTCTGGTTCTGCAACAACATTAACCTTAACTGGAGGGTGGGATACATTTGAATTAACTCGAACAGCAAGTGCAACTGCAATTACATATAGATTTGCTACCCCAGATACCACATCACGAACCTTCTATATAGATGAACTCCAACTAACAGCCACATCAACCGCCAAACCCTGGATTCCAGGAGGAACAACACAATCAGAAACCACAAATACCTTCGAGTGTGAAATTTATGCAAATGGTACTTCTTTTAATTTCACAAATACACAAGGTAGAATCTTCCAACAAGGAACTTCAAGATATATATTAATGAGGGCTTTGAGTGCATCTTCACTAAGAATCGCAACATATGATGGAGCCAGTCAAACACAACTTAATCCAACGATAGTTGCACCAAACGGATTCAATAAATGTGCACTAACACTCGATGAAAATTCAATTAAAGTACATTGGGGAGGGGCATTAGTTGGTACTGCGAATAATCCAATTCTTCCTCGAACCACTGAAGTAATTGGGTTTGGTGGAATGATAAATGGAACTCAACAATGTAATACCATAATCCGCAACATCGTAATCAGCAGACCCAAACGGGCAGATGCGGATGTGACAGCACGGGCAGGATTTACTGATGATCTTGGATTCCCGGCTGATGAAGATTGTACATTAATAATGCCATTGAAACATGATTTAAGTGCGTTTAGAGTGGTGGAAAGATAAAAGGAGAATTATAATGCATGACACCTGTGAAGATCTCAAAGAAGTTCAACAAGAACTTAAAATAATCAAAGATAAAACTATCTTGGTCGATGATTTAAAAACAAACCAAGATGCGATTTTAGCAGCATTAGAAGATATTAGAAATACTCAAAAAGTAACAGCAGAATCATTAGAGAGGATATTCTCTTTATATGAATCCCACACCGAAGAACTTGAAAAAGGTTCCCGGGAATTCCGGAAAATCCGCGAATTCATGGTTGAAAAAAGGATGACAAATGGTTACACGAAAGATACGATAAACAAAATGAAAATCGAAATTGACAACAAAGCTTCAAAAGCATCATATAATCGAGTAGAAGAACAAATCAAAAAAGCCAACTCGGGAATTGACAAAATCAAAGACTACCTTTTCACATCAACAGAAAAACAAAAAGAAAAAGCAGAAAGCAAACTATCAGAAAACCAGAAACTGATTCTCGGAATGATTATTACCGTAATCATATCCATAGCCAGTGCATCCCTTCTAAAGATAATATGAACATCCGAGGTTGGATAGATGAAATCCTCGCCGAACTAGGCGAAGAAGTAAAAATAAACTACTTCAACGAACGCCGCTACCTCCCAGATGCTATTTACAATCCTAAAAGAAACTCTGTAACAGTGTGGGTCAATCCCCCATCACTGGTCCGGTATGGGATTGCCCACTTACTCGCTCATGAACTTGCGCACAAAGTACATCAGGATCGTTATGGAGATCCAGGGGATGATTTCTCAGATACTTTTAGAGAGGTAGAGCGGGAAATGATAGAAAAGGTGTGGGAAATGTGCAGGGAGGATTGATCCATTTCTTTTTTAAACCAATTCTTCTCCTAGTTCTCTACACTTTTCTTCATACTTTTTTGCAGCTAATCTTTCGATATCAAAAAATCCTAGATTTTCTTCTTTTCCATTTATTTGAATTCCATTTAATCACCACTATTCAATTTTAAACTTTCCTCTAATCATTCT